GAAAAGAAAACTAGAACTAAAGCTAAAAAAGAAACTAAGGTTGCTCCTACTAAAAAACCTAAAGAAAATTTTAAAGAAGCTATAGAAAGAATAAACAAGGAAAGGGAGTTTAACAGTAGTTTTTTTATTGCTTTTTTCATTTTTCTTAGTTTCTTTTTTTATTTTTTCAATTTTTGGATTATTAAGATAAAGCATATTAAGCATGAGTCTTAAATTTTCAAATGCTTCATTTATAATTTGATTATCTTTATAATCATTTCTAAGTAAGTTATCTACTTTGTCAAGGCTATTAAATAACCAAAGCTCTAGTTTATACTTTTGAAATTCATCTAATGGTAATTCACTGTATAAAAAATCAATTAAGCTTGAAATTTCATCAGTTAAATTTTCATTGTAAATAGTATTAAGAAGATTAAGTTCGTCAACTGCTAATACAGTAGCATCATCTATCTCTTCAACCAATGTTTCTGTTTGTTTATATTCTAGTTTATTTCTAGCAATTTCTACTGCCAGTATTAATTTTTCATTAGTAATTTGTTGATCAGGATTTTCATAAGATTGCAAAGCTACAATATTACCTAACTGATCAGTTATAATTTCATAAGGTACTTCATTTACAGTTACAGATTCTTCACTGATAGAATCTATTTTATATTTCATGTTAAGTAACTCAGATGGAGTAGCAGAATAAAGTTCATATTCTACGCCATATTCTACATCAGATACAATAGGATCTTCTGTTTCTTCTATTTCTAACTCAATTTGTAAATCTTCAATATTTCCTATTTCATAAATAGTCAAAGGAGTTTCAATAGTTACAATTCCTCCTTGAGAAATACCTAAAATACCAGTTCTATTTTTAAGAGTAATTTCTTTTCCTACAAAATCATAAATAGTCAAAGGAGGCTTAGGTTGTTTAACTTCAGGTAAAATTCCTAAAGCATCCATAACATCTGGAGCCATGCCTTCTATAACTTCAGGTACAACTATTGAGGGAATAATTGAGGGTACAACTGAGGGAATAACTTCTTCTTTTATAACAGGTACAAAAGTTAATTCCTTATTATCTATAAATTGTAAAGTAGGATTTAATCTAGGAGCTTCATTTAAATATCTATCAAAATCTAATTCTCCAGACTGATCCATAGGAATAGGATAACTTCTAATTGCAAACTTAGACTCATTAGGATCTGCAATCCACATTTTATAATGAGTATAAGTATCAAAAACTAAACTACCATTTTTAACATCTAGTTTAGTATATGTAGAATTCTCAGCATTTAAAGTTTTCTTATCTATATTGTATTCTTTAGTTGCAAGAAAATCTTTTAGACCTTGTACATCTCCAGACAATAATTGTTCAGAGGTAATAAATTTGTTAGTACCATAGTTAACAGTAAATCCAGATTTAGTTTGAAACAGATAAAATCTATAGTTACTTGGCTTACCTTCTCTTGAAAAAGTATTAATATAAGTCTTAATATGATCTTCAATCATTTTAAACTTATCAGGATTCTTAGCTGCAAATTTTAATAATTCTACAGTCCTAGTAATATCTTTTTCAGTTAAAGTAGTTTTTCTTAAAGCAGTTGGAACTCCATTAACAATTACATAAGGTAACCCAGCATAAACTTTAAATGTAGTACCATTAATAACTGTGTCTACAACTTTAGCATTACCTTCACCTATGTAAGTTTCAATGAAAATATTAAGCAGGTCAGAATTTTTTTCTAACTCTTTATATTCTACTTCAGTTAAAACACCGCCTACAATTCCTACAGGCTGCATTTTTAAATTACCATTTCTGGCACCTGGATTTAATCCATTTATATTTAACTGAGTTTTATTTTTTTTAACTCCTTCTAACCATTTACCATATTCCTCTGCACCTCTTTTTAGAGTGTTTTCTATAACCTCTTCTGCTTCTTCGGGAGTAAGTCCTTCTTCTATAAGAGCTTCTTCTAAATGGCTAGTTGCAAATCTTATTTCACCTAATCTAGGAGAATCTGGGTTAGTATATTTATATTCAGGTAAACTTAAAGAAGTACTAATAGGATTATTACTAGGATCTACTACCAGTTCTCCATTCTTTTTAAATACTATTACTCTAACATTAGATTCAGCTTCTTGTAATAATGCAGCATTATCTCCAATTTCAGCTACAGTCATGAATCCACCTTTACCTTCATTCAAACTCTGAATCCAGAATCCTAGCTTATCTCTAAGTTCAGGTAACACAGTACCTACAGACTGAGTAATAAATGTAAATTCAGATAAGTTTTTATTAGGTAAAAACCATTTGTACCAATGATATTCTGGACTATTAGGAGTTACAGAAGTTTGGTTACCTGTAGTTCTAATAAAAGTAGTCCAATCTTTATACTTAGTTTGATCAAAATTATCATCGAACTTTATCTGACCTGCTATAATTTCTTCTGATATTTCTTCTAAAGGGCCTTGTGGATTTTCAAAATTAATCTCAGCTTGCTTTTCATTGTCTAAAATAATATCTTCAGCAGCAGCCTCTAATGCATCAATAGCCAGTCTTTCTTTTTTATAGTTTTGAATAAAAGGGAAATTATTAGTTTCAAAATCTTTACTCAAACTATAATCTTCCTGATCTAAAGTTCTTTGATTAAATTTAGAAGGATCATTAAATGCAGAGCTAATAGCTTTTGCTAAAAATCTTCTATCTGAATTAAGTTTAGCTAAATCTGTAATATCTGTTAAAAGTTCTTTAGTAGTTAAACCGTCTTTAAGTTCTAATACATCATTAATAGTTTTAGATTTAAGAATATCAGTTAAAGTTTCAACAGCTTTAGCTCTAACTTTAGGATCATTAGAACTAAGATCATTTACAGCATCCATCAGACTTACTTCTGGATCTAATCTTTCTTTGATGCTTTCTACTTTATCTTTTAATGCAGCTTCTAATGTAGTTTTATTAGATTTAACTGGAGTGTCATCTACTCTAATACCAAAGTTTTTATTACTTATAGACTCTGTAATATTTTTAGTGAGCTTTGTATTAAGATCAGTAATTCTTTTTTCAGCCTTATGCTGACTAAACATTAAACTTACTAAATCTAATTGAGCATTGTTATTAAGTTTGCCACCAGTTATTTTATTAACCTTGTCATAATACTCTGCTGCTTTATCTATATCTTTTAAAAGAGAATCAATTTTCTCTTTATGCTCATTAACTAATTGCTCAGGAGACTTAGCTTCACTAGTATCTATTTTATCAGATTTACCTGTACTAAGATCTGTAATATGAAGAGCATGGGCTTCTTTAATTTGCTCAGCAGACATTGAAGAACTACTTTCCATAAATTCTTTAAAGTCTTCTAATCTGCCAGTTTTAATAAATCCAAAAGCCAAATTAGCTAAGTCCTGACTTTCTTTGTTTTTAAACTCATAAAAATTACCAGTAGCAATGTCCTTAGCCATATCTGTTTGCAAGGACATACTTCTAACAATAGTTTCTCTTAGAATTTTAATTTGTTCAGAGTCTTGATCTTCTACAGGCTTACCCATAGCAGCTCTAAGGCTCTCCATATCTTTACCTATCCTCTCATTTAAAGCTTTTCTGCTTTTAATAGCTGTGTCTTTAAGATCATTTAATTCACTAGCCATACCCTGATTTCTGGCAGCTTCTATCTTCTGTTCAGATATATTCTTAGCTATGTTGGAACCTGGAATAAGAGTTTTAAGACCTTTAACTTCTTGACCCTTAGAGTTTTTATATGAACTACCTGCTGGCATCATACCTCCAATTAAAGCTCCACTAACCATATTCTCCCAACCCTCTTTAGTATTAAGTTGGCCTAGTCCATAAAGGACAGAGTTCATATACTCATTAAAAGAACCTTCTGCTTCTGGATCTTGTGCTCTTTTAGACTGATAATGTTTTTCAGTTTCACTTATAGCAAACTGTGAGCCTTCTTCTAAAGCTTCAGTTCCACTTAATTTAGCAATAGCGGTAGGTAATCCTAAAAATTTATTATAAGGATCTGCTGCATATTTCTCACCTTCTTTAAATATTTTATAACCTAAGTTAGATTCAGCAAAAGGCTTACTAAATGCTTTACCAAATTGTATAGCATTAGACATAGTAAGAATAGCCATATTAGCTCCAAATACTGTATTTTTAGTATTCTGTGTAATATTATCCTGTTCTTCTTTAGTTAAGCCATCCCAAACTCCTTGAGCTTTGAGATTATCTATAACTTGTTTTTCAGCATCAAAGGCTTCCATTCTAGCTTCACCTATTGACGATAAAGCTGATGTAACACCTTGGTTAATAGTATTACCCCACTGTCTGACTTTAGCTCCTTTTAAAGCTTTGTCTACGACTTGTTCTACAGTCTGTCCAGCTTTAAGAGCTTCAGATATTTCTAAACCACTTCTTTTAAGAGTATTTCTTAAGTAAGATTTAGCAACGGCTTTACCTCCAGCCTTTAAGGCAGATCCAAATCCTAGACCTGTAGCTATAGCTCCTACTGCATATCCAGCATTAGAGAAAATTGTATCTCCCCAAAAATTACCTATACCTTCTGCACTAAAAGCATTACTAAGTACAGAGCCTTCTTCATAAGCTTTAGTTCTATAAACTTCTAAACCTTGCCTAGTTTCATCAGCCCATTCTTGAACAGCTCTGGAAAATGGATTATCTATAAACTCTTCTAGATTTCCTTCAAATCCAGTTTTTTCTCCACCCATATTTGCAAGACCAGTAAATAGTCCTATAGTTCCATCTAAAGCTGTAGAAGTGGCATTAACTGCAAATTTACCAAAGGATCTTCCTAACTTTTCACCAGTGCCTTGGTTAAGGGCTCTAATTTCATTAAAATCAGAATTTAAAGGAGTTGAAGTAGGTGAGTCTATATAATCTTTATAGTCATCTACAAAACCTGGAAATCTTTTATACACAGGTTCAAAGTAACCTTGGCCAGATTCATTAAAATTCTGTCTTAATGGTTCTAAGGGAGATAATCCATCTAACTGTGAAGTTGAAGCTACAAACTTACCGTTTACTCTAGGCATCTGTTATTATTTAATATTGAATCTACAAATATAGTGAATTAAAGGTTATTATTCAACCTGTTTAAATAATCTATTACTTTCATATTTTTAGGAGGTTTGCCATTAGTTCTTCTGTAAATATCAGCATCTACAGCAGCTTGGGCTTTATCATTATCTCCAGTAGCCTTTAAAGCATCTAAATAAATTTTAGCTCCACCTGATCCTAAAAAGTGAATAAGGCCCATAAACATCTCTGTGGAACCTTGACCACCATAAGCTTTTTTATATTCTTCAGCTTTAGGAATAACAACAGTTTCCAAGTTATGTTTATGGTATTTTTCTTGAGCTTCTGGATTATCTATAAAAGATTGAGGAGAATCTACTCCAGTAATTTGTTTAATCTTATTACCGTGATGAGACCACATATACTGGTATTTACCTAAAGCATTAGACTCCTTATTCCAAGATTTATAATTACCTTCAGTTAAAGCTAAAGCTGTATTGTAGCCTTTTATCTTATCCCCAGAGGATTGGCTTGTCCTTGAGGAGTCTGCTTTTTTCCTGTACCACTTCCTCTATACCTATAATCATTAAAGTCTAAATTACTACCAAAGGTATAAGGAGCTTCAGATAAAGTTTCAGGAAGTACATATTTAGATATTTCCATAGTAAGATCGGCTAAAGTAACTCCTTCCATATTAGTTTTAAGATATTCATCCATAATATTATCTATAGTATTGGCGTCTAAAGTTTCCCCATATTTTGTTTTAGTGCCATTACTTTTAACATTAGCCATTATTATAGAATTAACAAAATTATCTAATAACTTATTATCATGTGGATTACCTTGTTCACCAAGTTTAAGTTCAGCTGTGCCTATGCTCGAATTACTATAATCTGAAATAGTAATTGGTTTACCATCAGTTTCTATTCTTATACCATTTCTCACAATACCATTTCCTACGTCAGCTTTAACCTGCCTACCTTTAATTTCTTTAGCATTAGCAATATTAGAATCTGCTTCACTTCCATAAAGCCTGTCTAAAACTGGAGTATCTTTTTCAATTTCATCTTTGTAGTTTTTCTTAGGATTGTTAAAACTAGGTGTAAAGATTTGTTGGAGAATTGATTTAGGCATACCTTGTAATTCAGTACCATGTTGGAATCCGCCACTTCCACTTTCTGTAATCTTGGTATAACCATTTAAAGTTTCAAGTAAAGCTAATCCTCCATTACCTGTAGTTGGAGTTAAGATATTTTGTCTAAGATTTTCTTTATCTACTTTAAGTCTTAGAAGTTGTTTCTCTCCTACCTCTCCTTCTTTATTAGGAACTAATCCAAAATCATCTTCGTATCCTACATTCTCATCTCCAATACTCCCATCTTTCTTTCTATCCAAAGTATAAACTAAATATAATCCATCACCTTGAGTTTGGAAAGTAGCAGTAGCTTTTTCTTTGTCTGTAAGATCTCCTAAAGCACTTTTAAGATGTTCTCTTTTAGTTTCAGGACTATCCCATTTATAACCTTTATTTACATGGCCATTAGCAATTTGTTGAAGATCGGAATTACCTAAATCAAAAGTAGTTAAAGCATTGTCAGTTGCAATTTTAGCAATTTGCTTGTAACCTTCATCTGGCATATTAGTATAAGAATACTGACTAACTTCTTGAGCTATATCAGAACTTGCAAAGTTTTTAATAGCTTTATCTTTAGCAGTTTCTACAGCAGCTTTTTTATCTAAGGAAGCTGCATAGTTTTTATATACTTCTTCTTTAGGTGGATTTTTAAAAGTTTGTCCATTTTGAGTATAGTCCCAATTAGAAGTATCTCCAATTGCATAGTCTACAATTTTTCTGAGTTTTCCTATATAAGAAGAAGAATTAGGATCAGCTTTGGCTAATTCTCCATTTCTAAGTAAGTTAGTTAATGTAGCAGCATCGGGAATATCAATGCCTTCAAATGTAGCTCCTTCTTGTAATCCAGTTATAGATTTATCTACAAAATCTAATAAATTTTGATCTGCTTTATTTTCAACATAGATTCTCTCTATTTCTTTCTTACCTTCAGATGAATTATGAAAATCTTCAACAGTCTGATCATAAGAAGCCATAGCTACATATCTAGCATTTAAGTCTTTTTCAATTATAGCTTTTTTATTTGGATCAGGCTCATTAGCTAACTTATTTTCTAAAGTTGCAATCTCTTGTTTAGCAGCTTGAGGATTACTATAATCAAATAAAGATTCAGAAAAATAACCTACTCCAGATTTAGTAGCTTGAATCAAAGCAGGTGGTTGTTCTACTTTACCACCACTACCTGACCCACTTCCATTATTTAAAGCAGAAGCTCTGTAAGTTTTACTTTCATCTGTATTATTAATATTAAATAGTCTACCTCTTTCAAAAAAGTCAGTTACATAAGAATTTAATCCTTTTCCAGACTTGTTATAAAAATTAGAAGCTGTAGTAGCTTTAGTATTATATAAATCATTGGATACTGCTGTTAGTGTAGGATAATTTCCATTTGCAGATAAGTCTCTAATAGATTGTTTTTTAGTACCATCCCAAAAGAATATTTCTCCTGTTTCAGTAGGAGGTAACATTTGTAATCCAGATAGTCTAGTTCTTTCTTCTGGAGTCATATGTAACCACATAGCATCTTCCTCTTTCCAATCAGGGGCTTTAGCTGTATTAGCATAGTACTGATCTATTTGCGAAGGAGTTAAAGTTTTAAAATCTACAGCTATGGGACTACCATCTGGATTTTTATAACCCATATAAGAACCTTGATTTTCTAATTCCCAAAGAGGCATTGTCTTAGATCTTTCAGCATCTCTAGCTCCAGATAAAACTCTGTTGTCTTGTTGATATTGAGCAGCAATTTTACTTAAATTTCTTTGAGCTTCATTAACATCTTTATTAAGCATTAACTGTTTTTGTACATCTAGAATTCTTTGAGTATAATCAGAGTTAACTTCTTTAATTAATCCTGGAGTTAAAAATCCTTCTTGTGTAGGAAGATCAGCCATGAGTTTTCCCATAGCAGCTTGAGAAGCTTGATATTCAGCTTCTTTCTTAGCAGCTAAATCTCCAAACTTTTCTAACATATTAAAATTCCTAGGTGTATATTCACTAGGTGTACTATAAGGATTAGCCATTTCTTATTTTTTCTTTTTTAATTTACCGCCGAATTTCTTTTTCTTAAACTTATGAGTAAAGTTATAATCATAATTATCTGATTGAGCATCTATCCAAGCTTCTGTCATAGCTTGTTGATAATTATCTTCCCCATATTGTGCTAGACCATCAGCAGCTTTCCTTTGAAGATTTTTAGCCATCTCTGAAGATTTTGCATTCCAATCATCAGTTCTAAATTGTGATTCAGCATCAAACTGATCTAGACCTAAGTTAACTTGGTCAGCTCTCATTTTATTTTGAGAATCAACATTGAATTTATTAGTATAAGCTGCACTATCAGCTTTATATTTTCCAGCATTAATTGCACCTATGTTACTTAAATAAGCTCCAGCATTGCCACCAGTATTTGCTTTAATAGTGTCTAAACTATTTGCATAGTTAGATCTGTTATCTGCAAGTAATGGATTAATATTCATAACTGGCGCTGACATTCTATTTCCAACTTTGTATTTACTAGGATCAAGTTTCTGATGTTTAAAACTAGATAAGACATTAGCCACAATTGGAGCAGCTCTCATAATGTCATAAGCTGGATTAATATTTACATCTTTAGATAAAGGTTGATTACTACCATAATCAGGATTATAATCAGGTGTATAACTTCTATCTTGTAAAGTATTTAAGTTATTATTCATTCCTTTATAAGCACTGTTGGGATTAATGGGAACTACAGATTCAAATGGAGAAACCCCTGCTGGATTCTCAATACCATTAGGAGCACTTTCTATTGTATTAAAAAGATTTGCAGTAGGGTTAAGATATGGATTAGGCAAACTATAATCTTTTAAATATGCTTCATACATACTAGAAGTCATAGGATCATATGGATCTAATCCCTCACTGCTTATAAACTGTTCCAGCTTTAAAGGGCCGCCTTCTGCATATTTTTTATACAGATGTCCACCCATTTTCATTTTAAACTTATTTTCAAAGTTATTAGCAAAGTTAGTTAGTTTAAAAGACTCTTGCGCTTCAGTTAATCTCTCCAACATCTTCTCTTTAGACTTCTGATCAAATCTATCATCTGCTCTACCAAACTTTTTATCTAATCTTTTAGAGTAGGAAGCAAAAGTATTTCCTTTACCACCAGTTAATCCAAATTCATCTACTATATCTTTATCCATAGTAATAGAATCTGAATAAACATACTGCTGTTTATTATTCAAAGTTTCATTTCCTTCTACTTCAGCACCAGATCCAGGAATTTTAATTCCACCCATTTCGTGTTTAGGGCCTGTGTATTTAGTAATTTGTCCACCGTATTTCATAACTCCACTCATCATTTTACTTGGGTCTATCATTTCAGCAGGATTTCCACCTCCAACAAATTGGCTAGCTACTCCTCCTAATTGAGAAATACCTTGGCCTACTTGAAAAGAATTAGAATCTTTATTTTCTTCAGAAGTATTATCTAACTCACCATTAGGATCAGCAGCTTCAACTCCCATTTGCAATCCTTGTTTAGCCATTCCATAAGCTGGGCCACCAAAATAAGTTCCAGCTACATCTGTTGCAGCTCCTATAACTCCACTAGCTACATTATTAACTTCTTGAAAGGCTTGACCATTATATTCAGGATCATAAAAATTTCTACCACTTACATGTTCTAATGGAGTAGCATAAGCATTTAAAACTGATTTACCAATATCTTCTGCAAGAGGAGTTGCTTTTTTTAATCTACCTCCACTAATATCATCTGCTTTACCATAAATATCTTTATAGGCCTCATTTAAAAAATCTCCAAACTTACAATGTTTAAGTTTTCCACCATACTTTCTATATTTCAATTCTCCTCCCATTTTCTTCTTTTCTAATTCTACAGGCTGTGTAGGTTGTTTATAAATGTCTTGACTATAACCAATAGCTTCAGTCCCATCTGGAATATTAGGTACTCCATAAATAGGCCTCTTCCATTCTTTTACCTTTTGAGGCATACCTGCTGTAGGTTTATACCCAGTAGCTTTAGAAAGAGAATCAACTTCATCATGAATTCTTTTTAATTCTAAATAATCTTCAACAGAGTTTATACCTTTTTTATAAATATCTAAACCTTGTTCAGATAAGTTATACAAAGATAGTGAATCATCGTAAGCTTTAACTTCAGTTGGTGTACCTTTTTTTGGAGGATTTTTCATTGGCCCTCCATATTTCTTTTTATTAATCATATTACGTTGTTCATAATTTCTTAAATCTTCACCTGTGTTAAAACTCTTAGTACCATTAGGATCATTTTTAATCATATTTAATACATCTCTAGTATTATTATAATTTGGATACTCATAGCGTTTAACAGTAGCTAAATTTCCTTCATTTTTAAAACTACCGTCTTTAGATTGTATCTTACCAGTTTTAGTATCTAGTCCATTAACATATCTATTAGGATGATCATCATGTTTAAATTCACTGCTCCAATGATATAAGCCATCAGATTCATCTAATACAGGTCTTATACCAGCTTTATATGCAGCGTCATAATCATACTTTGCAATATTAGAATCTCTGGAAGGTTCTTCATTAAACTTCTCTTTAAACTTCTTTCTAAATTCTAAAACATCTTTATCAGTATTCCAATAATCAGGTTTTACATACTCTACTGGTTGAGTAGGTTTTTTAACAACTTCTTTCCAAACAACATCATAACCTGGAAAATTAGGATTATCTCTTTTCTTATAAACTTTGTTTGGTTCATAAGTAGAATTTACCTGTTGAGCATTTTCTGGTGTTACAGGTTGCCAATCTTTCCAATTAGCTTCATTTTCATTATACAAACTTAAACTATCATTATAAGCTCTTAATCTAGGATCATTTTTATCATATACTAGAATAGGATCTTGTTTCTTTTTAGGATCACCGTTATATTTTTTCTTACTATACTTTGCCATTATTGTGGAACATAAATTGTTAGTACTCTTTCAAGATTAATAGTATTACCAGAAGAATTATCATAATACAAAGTTACTAAATGCCAATCATTTCTAACTCTAGAAATTTTATTAGCTTGTAAAATGTTTCTAGGTATTTTTTTAATCTTCCAAACATTAAATCTATTTCTTTGTCTGCTGGCTAAGCTTACTTTACCTGTGTCTTGATAATCATTCTGTATTCTAATATAAGTTAATCCTTCAGTACTTATGTAATTATTAGAAGCATCTTTGACTGATATATCATACTGTATACCCTTAATTACCTTAGTAACGAATGATAAGTCATTCACATAAAAACTTACACTAGATTCAGATACGGGTTTATCAAAAAATATACAATTAACTCCTTTGTTATACAAATAAATAGAATTCAAATTAGTTTGTACATCACTAGGACTAATTAAAAACTTTTTATTATCTATGTAAATATTAGGAGTAAAGTCTGGAAAGTCTCTGAAAGAATCCCACCTTGGATTATATACCAAAGTCGTTCTATTTTCATTTTCAAATTTTGCATCATTGCTTAAAGTAGTTATATATAATTCTTCATATTTTGGATTATACCCAAGTATTACTCCAGCATTTTCTATAGGATTATCTCCACCTTCTTTTTTAGTCAGTAAGATATTACCTATTAAATTCTTAAAATAAGAATCCATTCCTTTTACAGTAGATAAATTTTCTGGCGTAGTACCATTTAATCTGTTAAAACATTGTCTGTTAGCATCATAGTAGTATAAAGTATTTGTAAATACCCCAGAAGACCATTGGTGTATGCTACCAGAATTCTTACTAAGATACACATAATTTTGTAAACCTGTTGCAGTTCCTAATTCTGTAGGTACTCCATCTGAAGTAGTTGTGATAGCTCTGGGATTAATGCTTATGTAACCAACTCCATTTTCTTGTAAAAAGAATACTTCATCCATGTAAGAATGAGTTTCAGTAATAGGGCCTTGGTTAGCTTCCAGATCTAAAAAATTATTAGGTCTAAATTTAGCCCAGCTATCTACGGTTTCACCAATAATCTTAGGATCAGATAAATAATTTCTAACATCAAAAGTATTATTCTCTATAAAATCAAATGGTTTAGTCTGATAATACCTACTCATAAACTCTGAACTGAATACTGTATTGTAAGTAAACATCCCAGATTCTTGAGCTCTAAAGTGCTCACCTTCAAATTCTGCTCCTCTGGTAAAAGTTTTACCATGATTCAAATCTATATTTACAGTAGTTTCAATAGGTAGGACTACAGCTTCATAAAAACTAGCATCGTCTAAACTATTGTCCCAAAAGTTTTTCATGAATTCAAACATACTTACATAAGTATCTCCACCAAATACTTCTTCAACTATAGTACCTGAAGCGTTAATAGAATTGGTAATAGATATAAAATTATTGTAAGATATGTTTTCAACACCTAATCCTCCATACTGATCTTGTTTTAATTTAACAAAATCCATCATCATTACAGATCCATAGTAATTAGACCAAGGCCTACCTAGTACTCCTGATTGATAAGTAGATGGAGAACTGTCAAATAAGTCTACATCCCCTGCATCCATTTTACAAATTAAACAAGTTCCATTGTAAGCACCTTTAGGTGTATCAGTATTGTTACCTGTATCAAAACTATAATTTCTATAATCTAGTCCTTCTATTGCAAAAGGAACATCATTTCCAAAACTTGGATCTTGTCTTTGAAAGGCTTTTATTTTTTCCCAGTGAAATTCGTGATTATAATTTGTAGTAGGGTCAGTTACTCTACCTTTAGTTATAAACTCTCTATCTGTTCTAGGTAATCCACCTAATCCTGGAGAAGTAGATCCCCATCTTTGAGGGCCGTAAGGAGTTAATCCATTAGGATTCCACTTACCAGTATTAATTAAAATACCATTAGTTTTCAAATAAGTATTACCTGTAGACGCAGGAGATTCATGATTGTAAGTAACTTCAGGGCTAAAAAATCCTAGTAAATCTTTTCTATCAAATTCAGATTGTTTATTTTGCCATTGATAGGGAATATCAGATTGTGCACCAGAAGCATAATATTGTTCTATATCATTAATATCTGACATAGCAAAATGTATACCTGTACCTGAAGCTCCTCCAGATTGTTCAAAAAATTTACTTATAACACCAGAACAAATTCTAGTTTTATCCACAGAAGTTCTTGGGACTCTTACTATTTCAAAAGAATCTATGTCTATATTATCAGGAACTGTGATTGTAAATTCTAATCCAAGGCTCCATAACTTAACATTGTTATCTCCATCTACTGTTGAAATAGGAAAATAATCTATACCAGTTCCAGCTATAGTTTCATAACCTGCTGGTGTACTTAATTCTGGAGCTTTAATATCACCTATGTAACCTACAAAAGAATAGCTAGAACCTCGTCTTCCTACAATTCCATATCTATATACCTCTCCTCTTTTTAAACCTTTCAGATTTCTTGTAAATGGAGAATGGAAACTATTAAAACTAGGGTTAATTATAGTCTGACCATTAGTATTTTCTGTAGTAGTATCTCCGTTAGCTGTAAAATAAGTTTGTTCAGAATCTGAATTATCTGAACCTATTTCTCTTAATACAAATTTATATTTAATACTTTGGTCTAAAGATTGTCCTCCTAATGTAACTCCATCAGGTTGAAACATGTACTGATCAGTACTCAACCAATCTGCATAAACTCCAGTAGGCCTATCTCCATAAGCTGTTCCTGTTTCATCATTAAAATAATTCTTATAGGGCTCATGTCTGATAGCTAAAATTCCATCATACTTATATCTAAAACATTGAGTTTCCCATCCCATGTCAAAACTTTTGTTCTTAACATTGGATACAACTAAACTATTATCTTTAATAGCAAAGCATTTGTTGGTATAAAAAGGATATTGGTTTATAAAGTAATCATCAAAATCTAATGTGCTAGAACTTAATTCGTTAGAACTATGCGTAAATTCAATTAATGGGTTTAAACTATTAACAAGTTTTTCTTCTATTTTAATTACAGTTGGTATATCATTAAGCTCTGCTTTAAAAATAGTGTGTAAAGTAACCTTTTGAAATAAGCCAGTAGGTACAGTGCTAAGATCTATTACTACTCTAACTGCTTTATCAGCACCATCAGTACTAGGACTGCCTTTATAATCTATCGTATTTCCTAGACTTTCTAGGCTAGTTACTATGTGAATTTGAGTACTGTTAGGACTAAATAAAGATTCTTTACCGTCAAAGGTAGTAGCAGTATAAAAATATTCATAAATACCTACAGGTAAACTACCTCCAGGAATTATATCTTTTACATAAGGGGCAGAGTTCTGTATATCCAGAAATAAAGATAAAGCTTCTATATTATCATCTAATTGAATCTTAGCTAAATTTACAGATCTGGTTTTATTAAAATAATCTGAAAAGTAAACTCTCTGGTATTGATCATTTTCATAATTACCAAAAGCTTTAATAGGATGTTTAGTAGTAAATCTTAAGTCGAAATTACTATAGACTAAAGTTAAGTTTTGAATTTCTTCAGTTATCTTATTAATACTAAAGCTCCATATCCATCCTTGACCTCCAAGTTCATTGTTAGTCTGAGTACTAAAGATTACAAATATATCTCTAAGATGGCATCCACCTATTATTATATGGCCTTCAGGTAATTCTGTTACCTTGTAATTTTTAAGATCATTAGTTAAACCTACAAACTGAGTTCCATCAACAGAATTAATCCTAAGATTATGGCAATCAAAATACTGACCCTGAACATTTTCTGTATTCAAGTCTTTATTTAAACCCTTCTCCCAAGATTGCTGATGTACTTTATCCATATTAATCTAATCTTTTAGTCCTGTTAAAACTAGCAAAGAAGTCTGATTCTGCATATACATCCATAGGCCATGATAAATTATTCTCCTTAAAACTTATTCTTTCATCTTTAGACATCATTTTAGATTGAACTCCAGCCTGAGAAGTATACCACAAAGCATCTGCTTCTATTCTGTTATAATTATTATCAGCCATTTTACCAGTCATAAGCATTCTATTAGCAACTCTTAGTAAAGTTTTATATGTAACAGCTTTAATCCATGACTCATTATCTGGAATCATAGGTAATCCATTAGCGTCAGTTATAATAGCTAAGTAACTTACTACTATAATCCCATGTCCAAAATTAGGTAAAATCTTACCATTGGTTAAGATATATGCAGCACTAGACTTACAATGAAAGTCAGATAATGAGCAATACATTTTTCTAAGCATCTCATCACCATTGTACCTCATTCTAGTCATAGCAAATTTACCACTACAAATAGCTTCTTCTGCTTCTTCTACAGTCTGATAATTAGTAGCTCCAATAGAATTCATGAATTCTAAATCTTCTGGAATATCTACCATAGAATTTTTAACCTCAAGTATTTTAACTTTAGGTTCATAGACTGTAGGGCCACCTACTAATCTAATAGATTCTTTTACAGATCTTAAAAGATCTTCTTCGGAGTAGTTACCTATAATCCAAGGAAAATCATTTAAAAGAGTTGCAAATGCAGATTTGTATGATATAAATTTACCGTTCATTTATTGTCTATATTTTCTACTGTCTTCTAACATATGTCCTACTTGAATATCAAAGGCTTTCTTTTCCATAAATATTCCACCCTCTTCTGTTACATTAGCTAACTTGCCTAATTCTTTTTTAAGAGTAGTTGTAGGATCAAACATAAAATGCATTTGTCTTTTCCTCATTTTCCACCAGTTAATAAACAGTTTATTGTTTAAACCTACTTTATTTCTAAAGTAGACTAATGGTTTATTTTCCATTGCCAATAATTCATCTACAGAAGCATTAGGCCATTGATCTCTCCATAAGTCTTGAGACCTCTGCCAATCTACTCCATTATTTTTTTTAGCTGGTTTTTTAACTATTGTAATACCAAAAAATCCCATGTTAGGGATATACACATAATCTCCAGCTTTCATTATTTCTTGGTAACCAAGTAATAAATCTTTTATCAAATCTTTAGCCTTGCTATGAGGTATAGATTTTTTAGTTTTATTTATGTACCACTTAAAAAATTCTTTTTGTCCTACATCTCTGGGAAACAGACCTTTACTGCCTTTAGTACGATTAATAAGATTACTTCTAATGTTATTCTGCATTATATCCTAAATTTTTTAAAACATCTTTCATACTAGTTTCCTCTAAACTTTGATTACTATTAATCATACTTTTAGTAGAAATATACTCTTTAGTAATCCATTGGCTATCTTTTCCTTTAGACCCAGGTTTATAAATTTCTATGGAGATTATAAAACCATTCTCTACTTCTCTTTCTCTAATAGTTTTAGTAGAGCCATCTTTATTTTTAATCTCTTGTGTAGTAGTTGTGTAAACTCCAGTAGGTTTACTTATTTCTTTTTCCATTATTTTTTATTTTTAGTCTGCATAACCAGTTCTTCAGTACTGTCTTTGCTATCACTATCATTATCACGAGGTAAAGTATGTCTTGCTAACAATTCATTTATAACTTGCGGTTTAACTAAAGTTTGCCACATCCATCCTTCTAAAGGGTATTGACTATCCAGATTAAAACATGAATCTGCATTACATCCTACACTACCTGCTAAGAATGGATCTTCAAACATGCCTCTAATAGTAACTGATTCTATTAACATATACTTATCATTAGTAGAGTACAAATATAAGTATTGGTTCCATATAAACGCATATAGTAATTTAGAACTAATTGTGTCTGAACTAACATATGGAATTTTGTCTACAGACACATAATTAATATTTGGGGCCGTAATCTTATTAGGTTTTATATCTTGAATACCGTCTTTTAAATGTAATTCAATAGCATTAGGCAGAGGTTCTACTGATTTTAATATTTTACAACCTGTAATTACATCTCCACAGCAAGTAGTTGAATCCACTAGCTCTAATTCAAAGCAAGGTATAACTTGTAGGTTTGTAGAATCTACAGACCGCATTCTATTATACTCATTTCTAAGAGCATTAGATCTATTTTGAGCTATAAGATCTAGGATAAGTCTTTCATCAATAGTACTATCATCACTGTTTATTGACAATGATTCCATTACTTGTCCTATTAATTGTCTTCCTGTCATTAACTTAAGTGTTTATCTAAGTAATTTACTAATTCAAAAAACTCTTCTTCAGATTTATAACAAGTATATACTCCAAATTCTTCTAAGTCTCTAAGATCAAATAGAGAATAGTAATCTAAAAGTACTCCTAACTCTACTAATAAATCTTCATTGGCTTGGCACCATACCCCTAGTTTAAGAGAAGTATTAACCTTCTTACCTAATTTACCAAAGTTATAATAATACTTAAGTAACTTATCATAGTATTGTGCCTCAGTCATTAACTATTATTTTTTGAATATGTAGTATTTTCAAAAGATATAAAGGTATTAGAATCTATTAAATTAAGTCTTTGGTCTACAATTATAAACATAGAAGTAGAACTAAAAACAGCAATACAACTACTAGTATGATTAGATACTAAATTATATAATTGACAAGTAGATATTGCAGTAAGACCTACTCCCATAGCATATACTGTAGGAAGACTACAAATATTAATAGTTGTAATACCAGCAGATCCTATTGGATTAAAACCGATAGTTGCAGCACCTGTTAATTTACAAGCACCTTTCATAACTACTTTATTAGTAGCATTATCTAGTTTAAAAGCTACTGTATTAAATCCTGATGCATTAGCAATAGATGTAAATCCAGAACCAGGTGTTTGATACACAGGTACTAGACTGCTAGCAGCTGAACCTATGGCACTAGTTTCTCTCCATTCATCATATACTATTGTTAAATCTAATTCATCGGCAGTTTCTGTAATATCTATAGAGCTGTTAGAGCTAGTTAAAGATCTAAATTCAAATGGAGTTTCAGTACCATCAATATATACTTCAGCTCCAGCTCCTTGATTTGAACATTCATCAGTAGGGGCAGCAATACCATTTGGAGTAAATGTACCTACTACTACATCAGCATCTGTAAAAGATCCATTGTGAAGTACATATTCTACTGTAAGAGTGTGATAAGCACCTGAATCTACAACAGCTGTAATTTTATAATCTGCAAAAATAGTAGAATCGTCAATTTTAAATACTTTAAACAAGCCAAAGTTTCCACTATTACTAAATGAATCTAAGAATAGGTCTACTCCAATTGAATCTGAATTAGTATCTGAAAGTTTAATGGTACTAACTAATGAAGGATCATTACTATTAAGACCTAATTCAGTAGAAGCACTACCAGAACCTACACTATCATTGAATACCCAAGTAGAACTCCAACCTCCATAAAGACCTTGAGCTCCATCTGCTCCATTGGCAGGCTTAGCTACAGTTACAATTTCAGTAGACCCATCAGTATAGGTAAAGGTAAATTGATAGTTAGCACCTACTGTAGCCAAAGCTACGGTACTAATACCTGTACCTGTATCACCTTTAAAATTATTTAGCCCTTTAGGGGTATTACAGCAATTGCTCATTTTATTAATTTACTTTTAGTTTTAAAATTGAATTCATTTCTTTTACCCCCCACAACTATTACAGTCATTTTCTTGTAAGGCTATCTCACAAATTTTAGCAAGAGTTTCTAACATTTTTGCAGCATCAGTTGTGTTATTACAGTCAAAGTTAGCTTGAATAGACTTTAGCTCTCCAGTTAAAAACATTGCTTTATCTCTTAACTCAGTGTTACCTGTTTGAAAATACTTAGTAAATAAAGATTTAATGCAACACTCTGCTTCACAAGTTATCAATATTGTAGTAGTATAATCATTCCAAGTATCAGCACCTAAATCTCCAGTATAAACTACAGTCCAGATTCCATCTCCTCCTGACCATTCAAAATCTTCTAGTTTAAACTCAGGTGTAGCTTCATCTGGATATAGATCAGTTACATTAAAAGTATAATTAGGAGTTGTGCTCCCTAATTTTGTAAATGAAACACTTGCAGATACTACTGCTGAAGTTTCGATATTACCAGTTACTTCTGTATTTGACCATCCATTTAAATTAGTCTCTGAGTTATACAAACCAGAATTGTCTGTAAGAGTTACTTTCTTACAGCTTTGAAATAAGCATATTTTTAACTTAGCATCTAATTCCATTATTTTGTTTTTTCAGGTTCTTTTTTCTCTTCTGCTTTAACAGGTGCTAAAGCAGCTTGTTTTTTAGCAGTAAGAAAATCAGTTACATTTAGTAAGTTTTTGCCCACAGCTGTAGGTAATTGCATTACAAAGTTAACAATTGCATCTACTTCTTTAATAGTCAATTCAACTTTTGGCTCTTCTTTAGTCATTTCTACTACTTTAGTTTCATTTTTTGGTTTCATAATTTTAAAATTTATTGGTTTGATTACAAATATACTACAAAAATATTAATACTAATACAGCTGTTTCTACTATTACTGCTCCTAAAAGTATTTTATTAATTGTTTTTTTTCTATTTATTTTTCTATCCGCTTTTTCTAATTTAGAGTTAAGGGTAGAATTTTCTATTTTTAAGTCTTTATTTTCTTTTGATTCTTGTTTTAACAAAGCTGCATTATTCAGTGCTACTTCTTTAGTAATTGTTTTTACAGAATCATTTATTATTAATGCTTTTCTTAATTCTTGGTTTTCTTCATGTAACTTAGGTCTTATACTATCATAGTAAGCTTGGTAATAATCATTACAATTCTCAAGTTTAATTATAGCAATCTTTTGTTCACTACTTAAGCAGGGGTATATCATACTTTCCTTGATAGCTGTTTTCTGTAATTCTGTTAATCGAGGCTGAGAAAACAATGTCAAGGGTATCAAGCTTATAATAATAAGTATTAATAATACTATCTTTTTCATGGTAATGTTTATTTATTACTGTAGTTGAGTTAGCAGTTAAATTAGAAATGCTATCTATTTTGTCTAATGTACGAAGATAATTACCTTCTAGAACTAAAATCATAGAATCTTTAGTTTTATTTTGATTTAGTATATACTCCTTTAATACAGAATTATCTTCTTTAATAGGTTTAGATTTGCAACCTTGTGCCCATACAATTATTAAAAGTATTAATACTACACATATAAGTATATTACCTAAATTATCTTTTATCCAATTTTTATTAGTTTTCATACTATAGTTCAAAGTGCGGGTAATCAATAAAGCCTTTTTTCCAGTCTCCGCCCCATTTAATACCTTTAGGTTTAATAATAGCTGCAAACTTTTTAAACAAATCTACAGACCAGTCTACTACTCCATCTTTTTTAAAAGCAATATCAAATGCTTTAGAAGGATTAGAGTTATGTTTAGACTGTCCAGCTTTAGCTTGTGTAACTATTTTACCAGGAGTTGTTCTACCCTGGTTATATAGTTTAGTTTGCTCTTCATTACTTCTATAAGTACAAGTTAAAATAGGTTTAGGAAGAGTGGGGTAGAGTCTATCCCACTCTCCTATTGCATATTTCCAAGCAGATTGTAGTTGCGGTACACAATCTGCTATATTTCTAGATGGCATCTCCTCCTAATTTTTCTTCACCAATAAACATTTCCATAGCTTCAGCAATAGCAGCAACAAAACTAATAATAATAACTATAAGAGTCTTGTGCTGAATAGCTTCATCACTTGTGACAGCTATGATTGTTGATGCACAAAAAGTCTTAATACCAAAGGATAAATACTTTACCCATCTTGGAGTATTATTCTTACCAGCATTGTTTAATGCTAGTGTTGTTTTTTTAGTTCTACTACTGTTAATTGCCATTAGTGATACTCCTTTAACTTCTTTTTCAGTATTTTTAATTCAGTTTCTTTTAACTCTTTATCAATTTTAGAATCTCTATATTTAGTTATTAAACTATAAGTTCCTCTTATTACTATTAATAGTCCTGCTAAAACCACAAGTCCTTTATGAGTGTAGTCTAGAACATCAGCACTAATCCCAAAAATAATAAATGCGGCAGCAGCTGTGTAGCTATCAAGTATCTGTAAAAAGAAATTTTTTGTTTCTAAAATAAGAGGATGATGCATATATTAAAATATTTCTTCGTTAAAAGTATCTAAGTTCATTTTTGTACCTGTAGATTCATTTTTACCTTGAGCTGGTAAACATTCAATATCAAATACAATCTCTGTACCGTCAATATAAGTTAATACTCTAGTGGTAGCATTAAAGCTAAGAGCATCTCCTTTAATAATAGTAATACTATTATCTACTTTTGAACCTTGTTGAATAACAGGTAGAGCAGTTCCATAAACTCCCATTAGCATAGAAGGATGATAAACTTTCCAACGTGTTACAAAATCAGGGAATTTTTTACCATAAGAAGCCATTAAAGTAGTATAAGGAATATCACTAGATTTAATACCATTGATATAAGCTACACCTGTAAGTTTATTATCTGCAACTTCAATATCGGTAGCCATAGATACTACATGGGTAGCAGGGTCTACTAGGTAACAATGAAATACAGTTTTTTTAGCTTCAGCCAATTCTTCTTCAGTCATTCCTGATTTTTCAAGCATTTGTTCTTTAGTATAATTAGGGAATGAAGACACTCCTTTTGAAATACTAACATTAGTTACTTTAACTTCTTTAGTTTTTCTAATAATAGAAACAGAACCTGTTTTTACTTGATCAATTCTTTTTAAAGAAATCCAAGGTTCTTTTGGCATTCCTGAATTACGGTCAGAATTACCCCAAGGATAATCTAATTGAATAATATCAAGGCCTACTTCTGTAGGAACAATTTGTACATCACTCCATCCAAAGTGGTAAGTTTGACCTGCAAATGGGCCTTGAGATATTGTTATATCTACACCATCTTTGTGTAAATAGTATACATTATCAATAAATCCAACGACTTCTTGACTTTGTACATTACCAACTAGTTTATTATGGGTATATGCTCCAAAAGGCACTGTAGTTGATACTGTTGAAAAAGTAGAAGTTAGTTTAATTTCTTTTTTCAAAGTATCCATATTTACATATGTAAAGTCATTTAGTCTATTTTCTACAATAGAATGACGAGTACATTTTTGAATTTGACCGCTAAAAGAGGCCATGTCTTGAGGAAGCTTTAACAGCTCCAATGTTTTATTTAAATCTAACATTTTTATTTATTTTAAATTAATACACAAATATAAGTTAAAATAGTTGATTACTTACAATTATTCGAAATTAGATGCGTCCATTATTTCTACAAACCCACTTCCATTATACACTACATAGTTTCCTACAGATGCATAAAAAGAACCAGTAACTCCTACTATTAGCAATCTATCTCCTACCACTTCTGTGGATATAAATCCTGGTAAAGCATTAATTTCAGCATTATTGCTACCATCATATATGATAGCCTCTAATACTCTTCCTGTGTTTGTTGTATGCTGCATTTTATGAAATTTGTGTTAAAAATATTACACCGTTTTTAAAAGTAATTGATCCAGCAGCTCCTTCTTTAGCAAACTGAACCTGTAAGCTGCCTGATGCAGAAGGCGTTATTGTACCTTCAATAAAAGCAGTATTACCAGTAGTTGCTGCACTTGTTCCATTAGCTGCTACTGGTAATTGATATGTACTTAATCCATTATTAAATGTTTCTGAAGTAGCTGAAAGTGAGTAACGTGATTCATAAGCAAGATAAGTAGGAGTAGCAGGGCCATTTATACTCCATCTTGAACCTACTGCTGTTGAACTACTATCGTAAGTACAAAATACTCTAAAGTGGTAAGTAACTCCTGATGTAACTGCTATAAGTAATCCTGTAACATCTGCCAAAGTATCAGTTGCTGTATTTGCTTGGGAAGCACCTACAACAGCCACTTTTAAAGGGCCTCCTGAAACATCACCATATTTAACAAATCCAGTAGAATCTACATAAAGAGCTTTACTAGTTGCTCCATCATCTCTTGTAGATGGATAAGAGGTTATTTGAATATCTCCTGTACCACCAGCTATTAATAATCTATCTACTGCGGTATTTAAGGTAGTGCCTGTACTACCTGTTGAAGTAGTTTGAAAAACAATATTACCACCTGTTGTATGGTCAGTAGATAAACCAGTACCTAAAGAACTTCTTATTAATAAGTCGTGGGCTTCTAGGTCTGTAGCAGAAGAAGCATTATATCTTTCAGGTATTCTCCATAAAAAGTCTTTTTGAGCACCATCATTTCCAGTACTTATAGGATTACCTGTTTGTCTTCTTGAAGGCCCTCCAAAGATAAAATCAGTAATTTGTTGATCTCCTCTGGAACCTCCTATAGTACATTGATTATCAGCAGTTATAAAAGCTGAATCTGCTATTCCTACTGAAAAATTAAAAGCTCCAGAAGATCCTACATTTTGTCCTAATAATACATTGGCTCCTGCTATATTAACGGCGTCACCAGAAGCTTGCCCAGATCCAGATCCTACGATAACATTTCTTACGGAAGTAGTACTTAACTCAGTATAATCTCCAATTACTACGTTACTAGAACCTGTTGTCAAACCTTTTGCAGATTGTGATCCTCTATAAATACCTGTTATAGCAGTAGTAACATTCATACCCGCAAGTAATCCTATTCCTACTAATTCTGATCCTGTAGTAGCTGAGTTTAAAGCTGTATTTCCTAATGCTACAATAGAACCTCCTGTAGTAATATTATTACCTCCGCCAAAACCTAATAATAAGTTTGCAGAGCCTGTGGTTAAACCTGCTCCATTATTATGACCTATTACTACATTTTTTTGACCTGTTGTTAAAGCAGTACCTGCATTAGTTCCTATATAAACTCCTAATGTAGCACCTCCTGCTATATTTTTAGAAGCCTGTGTTACAAAATCAGGTGTCCAGATATTAGAACCTGAATCCCTTTGAAAAAAATTTCTCTGCCATCCTTTTGTACCAGTAGAATAAGCTGTTCCATACTGATATTGTTCAAGAGGAGTAGTAGCATCATTTACTAATTTTAATCCAGAGGCATCATCAGTAATACTCATTTGACTTATTACACTACCTGTAATTGAAGGAGTTCCATCATTATAAGTAAAGTCTATTGTAGTGGAATCTAATAATATACTACCAACAGCATCTTGAGCTAATTCATCTGTATATTGAGTAATAGAACTATTAAAAGTAATAGAATCTGCTCCAGCATTAGTAGTAATAGTAATTCCTGTACCTGCTACTAAAGTTAATGTATCTGTAGCTGAATCCGCTACTACATTACTTTGACCACTTACTGCTATAGTTTCAAAACTATTACCACCTCCACCTCCACCTGTAGCATCAATAGTTAAACTATTAGCTACATCGTTATAGGTAAGTGTGATGTTAGTACCTGCTACTAATAAAGCAGCAACTCTATCATCTACTCTTTCATTAGTAAAATAAAGGTTAGTGGAACCTTCTGGTATTACGTCAGTATTAATTTGATTAGTGCCTAAGCCTATATCTAAATGTGTAGTATTTATACTATTTAAAATTACTGCTGCGCTAATACTAGGACTAGCGTCAGAATAAGTAAAATCTATAGTAGCAGTATCTGTTAAAATAGTACCTACTGCATCCTGTGCTTCTTCATCAGTATAACTAGTTCCAGTTGATGGTGTAGCCCAAGTGCCATCACCTCTCCAAAAAGTTCCTGAAGTAGCTCCAGTTCCTGAGTTTAAGTTGGTTACTGGAAGATTACCTGTTACGTCAGTGGTTAAATCTACAGCTCCCCATGAAGGGTTTCCAGAAGCATTGCCATGTAAAACTGTTGTTGTAGTACCTTGGTTTCTAAATAAAGCACTAGCTAATACTGGACTAAAATATGTTGGTACAGCAGAGCTATTGGTATTATTACCAAATATTGTATAAGCAGCTGCATTAGATAAAGTAAAAGTTAATGCAGGAGTAGTAGTAGGATTAGCTACGTTAGTTGTAAATAATGGGCTTAAATTACCAGATGATAAAGAAGTAACTGTACCAGTACCTCCTGTTTCTTCTACCCATTCAGCTTCACCTGTTACAGAATCTATAAGTTTTAATACCCAGTTATCTGCAACAGAACTTGCTGCAACTCCTGGCGTTGCTAGTAAAAATTTTGAAGTAGCATTTATTTCAGTAACTTCACTTAAAATATTAAAGGCTGAAATATTATCAAACTGCAATCTATTATTAGCACCATCTACAGTTCTATTACCAGTTAAAGAACCATTAGCAGTATAGATGTTATCATATACTAAAGTAGTAAATTCTAAAACACCTCCATTTAAACTAACTACATCTCCATCACTTGCGCCAGCAGTAATAGCTCCTAATGTTAGAGTATTACCAGAAACAGTCCAAGTTAAAATAGGGGCTAAAATACTATCTAAATCAAATAATATTGTTTCAGTTAATCCTATAAAATCTGTAGTAGTACCATCAGATATATTAAATCCAATAGAGTCGAAAGACAATTGTTCTACATCTCCAGTAGCTGGATCTCTTACTAATAAACTAGTTGCATTTGTATTAACATCTGGAACTTGAACTAATCTCACTAACGGTGAATTTATTCTTAAGATATTATTAGCAGTAAAAGCCATACCATCTAAAGCGTTTAATGAAATATCACTTAAAGCTATAAGTTTAATATCAGTAAAGTTTTCTAATGTGAGATTAAATGTAGCACCATCATGTACCCTATCACCGTCTAAGGTTAAATCATTTAATGCAAAATTAGTATCAGTAGCAGCTATTAAACTACTTACTTCTATTTCTTCTAGCTCTCCCGTAGTTTCATTTCTACTTAGAACATAAAGATTGTTATTACTAGTTGTAGGTTGGTTAGTTAAAAATATGGAATTTGCCTCAATACTAAAATCTTCTAAATTGTTAAAAGATAAGTTTAAACCATCTCCATCTAAAATTCTATTATCTGTTAAAGTACCATCTGAAGTATAAATATTTGCATTTCCAGCTGATGCTACCCATGTTTGTGTAATCGCATCCCAAGTATATAAAACCCCATTTTCATCTACTGCTACTTGAGGATTAGTACCTGTTGGAGTAGTAGTAGGAGCACCTGAATCATTAGTTATAAATACCTCTGATTCTGCAAAAAAAGGAATATGGTTTTTATTGTAATCAACCCAATAAAATTTTCCTTCTTCTACATTAACAGAAGCTTCTGATTGCCTTGCTTTATAAACTACTATACCTAATGGGATATTTTCAGCGAAGTCTTGAGCTTCGTCAAAAAACATGTTAGGAATAGTAGGGAACATAATGTTCCTTCTATAACCTGAATTAAATTCTTGACTCATATAATAGGATTTAAAATTATAAGACAAAGGGGACTAACCAACAAACAGAAAGTCCCCAATGCCCTTATAAAAAATTAAGACTTAAGATTATGCATCCAAGTCACCAGTAGTAAATCCAGTAGTGAGAACAGTCTCAGCTAATTGATCACCTTGAGAACCAGAAATTAAGTTATTAGCAGAATCCAATTCTAAGGCCAAAGTTACATTCCAGAAAGTTTTACCTCCAAATCCAATCATAGAATCAATTGAATTAGTATAACCAATATTAATCAATGAATATCTACCACAAGCATTACTGAACATGGTAGGTGCTTCATTAGGAATATAAGTAGGCAAAGTACCTATGCTGTTGTCTACCATACTTGCGTATTCAAGACCAGCTACTTTCTCATAAGTTCCTACACCAGTAGAAGCTTTTGTAGGAGTTGCAATAGTCCAACCTGCATCTACACTTCCTTTTCTAGCAACTACGACAAAGGTATTCTTATTGAAATCTTTCCAAGTAATATGAGAAAAATCTTCTTTAATACCAGTTAATTTAAGACCCCAAATAGTTGGAGCACTATTAACACCAATCATAGTTGCAACAGTAGTACCTCCTACAAAGTAGCCTGTTTCTCCAAGATAAGGGCTATCAAATTCAAAGCTAGCAGCGGCAGAAGCAGCAGTAGCAGCATGAAGTTTAGTAGATACAGCATCTCCAGAAGCTACAGTTACAGCAATAAATGCAGTAGCAGTGCTATCATAAACAGCAGGCACTGGGATAGGTTGGCAAGGCAAAGTATGAATTGTAACTGCATCAGAAGCAGCTTCAGCACCTGCAAGACCACTAGCATTAATAGCAGCTACTTGAGCAGCAGCATTTTGAGCTGCGGTTCCAGCATCAGCAACTGTAATAAGAGTACTTCCAATAAAGAGTACTACAGCATTAGCAGAAGCAGTATAAGTAAAACTTCTACCACTAGAAGTAGGGATATTAAAGATATTACCAACAGCAGCAGTACCTGTTGAAGCAGCACCAGCTGCATCTACAAATTCAGCTACTTTAGAACCTTTAGTAAGCTTAATCATAGTAGCAGTACCAGTGAAATCTGCAACTGTTCCATCAGCAGTAAGTTCAGGTTTAAGATAACCAGGAACTACTCCACCAATTTCAGTTTCAAATTTCATAGCATTAGCCAAAAGACTATTTCTAAGACCAATTGCAAGCAAAGGTACTGTTGCACCAGTTACAGGGGACTTATAGCTACCTGTAATATCATAGATATGATTATTACCTCTGTGCTTAGTGTCATTTTGGGTTTGCTGAATAAGCATGTGGTAATAAGTGTCATTAGCTACACTTAAATTTTCAGTACCACTACCTGCATAACCAACGTAAGTAACTTGTTCAACTTGAGTTACGTTCTTAGCTTTAGTAAAAGTCATTTTAGTCACATCCATTGGGGCTGTGATAATAGGAGCTTTTCCTGCACCAAGACCATAAGCAAATTTTACTTCACCAGTAGCTGGCATAGTAGCAAGTACTTTGTTTTGTCTATCTACAAGAGCTACAGTTCCAGCAGGAAGAGTAGTTCTATCAACTTGAACACCAGCAGCAGGTCTCAAACTTACAGCTTGACTATCTGCTACAAAGCACCAAGTTTTCATGTTTCCATCATTCTTAAAACTCATTGTTTTTTTAATTTAAATTAATTAATTTGTTCTAGTCCTATTTTATTAGGTACTCTTTGCTCATTGTTAGAAGTCTTGATCAGAGATATAGCTATTTCAACTAAGGTTTCATGAGAGTCAGGATGTAACTCACAATTTACCATATTACTAGTATTGTCCCTATCTACAACTATTGAAGGTACTTGTTTTAAATATTTAATGGCATAACCAGTAATATTAAAAGTTCCATCAGTTATAGTTTGAATTCTACTAGAGTTGTCAAACATTCTCCAAATTACTGCATCTCCAGTCTGAGTATTAAGAAATGGTTTTTGGTAATAATTCCTGATTAGTTTTTGATACTCATCATGAGAGATTACTTTGACTCTTGGTTTAATACCTATAGAATTACAATCTATTTTATCTGAAGTAGGAATTTCAGTTAATAGGATTGAATAGTCTGTAGGAAGATCCCAATATTTCCCATTTGAAAATACGTTAGTCTGTGTAGAACTTGCTGTTAAAGTGGCTGGAGAAATAAGTGGAGCAAAAGCCCAACCTCTATCTTCAGTTTCTTCTAAAGCTTGTTTCTTTGCATTTGTAAGCTTACTAACAAATTGCTTCCTTAAGTGTTCTTGAGCAGTATTTAAAATAGTAGATAGCTCTGAATCTTCATAACTGAATTCAGCATCCTTGAGATTCAAAAGAGTCTCAATTTTATCCGCCATTTGATTTGCTGTCAAAAACATTTATTATTTTTCTATTTGAATTTCTAAATTTCTAAGCTCTTCTGAATTTTCAGAATTTCTGTAATGGTATACTAAATCTTGTAGTTTACCATTAAATGAAGGAGTAGTATACTTATTAGTTTTAGTATTACCTTCAATAAGTCCTAACATTCTAGCTTTTAAAATAACATATTTAACGTCTGCGTCAGGATCTTGTGCAAATTTCAAAAATTCAACTGGATCTCTATCATAATCTAAAGCAAATTTAGTTTCAATATCCTTAGTTGCAATATTATCAGCTAACATAACTCCTTTGCTTGCAAAATAAATTAACATTGCTTTTCTATTACCTGACAATTTAAGATACAAAGCAGAAGCTTCAGCCTTAGATTTAATCAAGTTAACTTGCTCTTCATTAGATTGAATATCATCTACAATCATGAAAAGTTGGCTATCTCTTTTTTCAAAGTTGTATATTTCTTTAGATTTAGCTATCTTCTCAGGTTTTTGTAATGCTATTTTATACCTAAGCATATCTGAAGGATTACTGAGATCTAAACTAAGTTCTCCATTAGTAATTTGTAGATAAGTAGGTTTTACTCCACCACCACCTTCTAAACTAGTTTTAAACCAGTCAGAATCTTTACCAAAAGGATTAAGATTAAGACCAAGGATTTTTTCAAAGTATTCTTGTTCTGTCAACTTCATAGGTTTACCAGAAGTATCTACCAAATCTGGACATTCTTTCTTTTGAGTACTATCTAAGAAAGGATTAATTCTACCTCCAGCATCTGGAATACAATATCCTTTAATAGCATCTGGAAATACAAATGGAGCCATTTTCATAGAAGCTTCAGCACCAGGTTGTACTTTACTATATTTATTAGCACCTTCACCACCTGTCCATCTATTACCAGCAGGAGTAGCTATAATTTTAATCTTTTTATTTTCTAAATAAGGATGTTTCATCTTTATAATTTTTGTTGTTTGTTGTTAATTAAAGTTTGTAAATAGGAGGAAGTTTTTTAAGCTCCCTCCCCTTTACAGATATATTATTACGCAAGTCTGAATTCCAGAATTGCATCAGGATCAGTTGCTACACAGCCAAAGTAATCTTTACCATGTACTTCAAATCCAGAAACTTTAGAAGCAATCATGTTCATTCCATTAGCTCCACCCATTTTATAAGGACAACCAAGACCTGGGATAAAGCCCATTTCAAGTTTAGTACCTTGTGGTCTAAGTCTATAAACACCATTAGAGCTAATATCAGAACCATCTGCCATTACATAGAATGTATAAGATTCTTTGTTACCATAACCAGAAGCTGCCATTTTAGGGAAGAAACTTACGTCATCTAACCAGTCTGCAATGTAAACTTCAAACTCCAATCCATTAGCACCTGTTACATAACCTGTATTTTGGTAGCCATATTTAATTGGGTTAGGAGTACCAGTGTTACTAGCATTTCCAGGATTCTGATAAAGATTAGAAAGAATAGCAGGAGAAGCTCCATTAGTCTTTCTTTGTACTGCATCATGGAAAGCTCTAGCACCCCATTCTCCAGTTACCAATTTAACTTTTCTATTAGATCTAGATCTTTTCTGAATTTGTTTAGCGAAAATAAAGTCAGTCAAGAAATCTAAGTCAAAAGAAGCATACTCTTGAGAGTTACCTGGAGCAATAGATTGGAATAGACCATCTACTGTTGGAATACTAAATCCATTAGTATCTTTCAATCCATAAACTCTACCAGAGCTATCCCAGTTCCTTTTAGAATACAAAGAACCTTTAGCTTTCATTACTTCAAAGAAACTCATAGCTGCAAGACCTACTGCATCCACATAAGGATTAATTTCTGCGATTTGACCAGTTTTCATATTAGGTACATAGAATGGAATTCTCAAATCCATATTTTTACCAATATCCTTCATTTCAGAAGATACCTGATATTCAAATCTACCTTTACCCATCTTAGTTGCCATTTGATAAGTAGAAGTCATCCATCCATTAACACCTCTGTAATCAAAGTGCTCAGGGCCTGTTACACTTACAGGAGAGAATCTGCTGTTAATTGCAATTTCATCCAATGGAACTTTAGCACTTTCATTAGTGTAAACACTTTGTACAGTATAAACTGTACCTGAAGCAGTCTCAGCTACATTGTTGATGATAAACTGGTAATTACCTGATTCATTCTTAATTTGCAAAGTGTGTGAAAACAAAGCTTTGTCAAATTTAAAATAAAGAGGTTCTTGAACAGAAGGTGCTACAGTCAAAGTACCAGCACTAAGGCTATTACCATTAACGTCTTCAACGTCTTTCAATACACAGTTTTGTGCTCCTTTACCTTGGACATCCCAGTGGAACATTTCATTTACTGTACCTGGAGCTTGAATTTCAGGCAAAGATTGGTAGAAGCTATATAAAGCCATATCAGGATCATTTCCCCACAGTTGTACCATGTTTTTCTGTAGAAATCTGGGTTCCCTCATAAGTAGCTCATACAGCGAATTTTCAAAAAGCATTTGGCCTTTAAAATCTCTGGCCTCGTACTTTTGTAAGTGATGTAATTTACTCATAATTTATTATTTGTTTTTAATTAATAACCCAGACTCTTCATTACATCAGCCATATTTCCTTGACCATCTGCAATTCCTACCTTGCCTATAGTTTGACCTTCTGTAATTAAACTGTCGAGTTTACGTTCAATCTTTTTTCTTTCCAACGTAGAAAATTTACTAAAGTCTGGTTCAATTTTACCAGTTTTAGTATTTTCTTTAAATACATCCATAGTGTTTAAAAACTCCATGATTGCATTAAATTGAGTTGGATATTTATGTTGTTTATAGGCAAGATCTGTATAAGACTTACCACCTTCTTTTCTAACTGTAGTTACAATGTTTTTCTTAACTAATTCTTTTTGTTCTTTAGTTAACTTAAAACCACCTATCTCTTCAAGTTTATCTACTTCTTTTAAGTAAGCATTAAACTCATCTTCAGCTTTTTTCTTATTCTTTTCCTGTTTAGATTGGCTATTTGTTTTAGCTGCTTCTATATGCTGATTATAAAAAGACTTAAGTTTATCTTTAGATTTAGCTCCAAGTTCTTCGAGTTTAGCAAGAGCTTTAGCTTGTTCTACATATTCATTTGCTTCAGCTTCAGACATTTTTCTAACAGTCATAAGTTCGTCTTTATATAAAGCTGCTTGTACATCTTCATCTTCCAAATCTTTTTCACTAAGACTTTCAAGTTCTTTAATAGAATCTATAATTGCCAAAGCTTGTACTTCATCATCATAGTAATCTTTTACTTCTAAGAACCGTTTAACGTGGGGATTAGCATTTTCAAACTTAGCATCAATTCCTTTTTTAATACCAGATTGAATAATTAATTCATCTATCGCATTAAGTACATCATCTGCATCTTCAAATTTGAGATCTTTAGGAATTTCTATTCCTTTTCTAGATGCAAATTCTTCAAAAAATACTTGGTATTTATTTTCACTTCCTGTAGAATTACCTTGATTATTTTCTGAACCAGTATTAGTTTTAAATTCTTTTTCGAATTCTAGATCATCATCTTCAGTAATAATACCATTTCCTGGAACTTTAGTTTTATCCTCAACTTTATTTCCTGGAACTACGAATCCTTCTAAATCATCTTTAGTGAATTCAATGTTATTAAAAAAATCATTTCTTGCCATTGTAATATATAATTTGTTGGTGTTGTAAAATTACACAATTTTTGTGTAGGTTATAAACTTTTTTTGTGTTACTGCTTATCACTTAGTAGAAGAAGGCTTTCTTTTTTGAATTCTTGCTATAGAATTCTTCTCTGCTTCTAATTTTTCTTTAGTTTTATTATGCCTAATTGTCTCATTTAATTGTCCTTGTCTAATATTTAGGTCTACTAAATCAGTTTCATTATCATCAATTAGTTCAGGTTCTTCTGTATTATTTTCTTGAGTGGTTAAAGCTACATAAGTTCTTTGATCAATATCATATTTTTTAATTTCAAGCTCAGCTTCTTTCATAGCTATCTCATGCTCTCTTTGTTTATCCTTTTCTTGGATTTGCAACATCATAAGTTCTTTTTGAGAAGCTTCAGCTTGTTGTTGTAATTTCTGATCTCTTTCAGCTTTTTCTTTTTCTCTTTCTCTAAACTCAGTTTTAATTTTTTGAATACTGTTGCTAGTAGTAGCTAAAAGCATAGACATATCTACATTACCTTGTGCAATACCATTATCTAAAGCCTGTTCAAACCTAGCCATTAATTTAGTATCCTCATTAGAATTAGATACATTTATATCAAATTCACATTCAGCTAAATCATCACAAGATTGTAAAAATTCTTGGGCCATATCATTTAAAAAATAAGAGCCCGCTATAGGATTATCCCTGTGGAATAATTTAATTACTTCTACAAATTTCTTAAGGCAAATTCTTCTTACATTTTCTTCTAGTTTAAACTGCATTTCAGTAGCTTTCTGAAACTGAGCCATTTCAAACTGAGTATTCCTAACAGCTTGTCTTTCACCTATTTCTCCCATTCTAGATTCAGGGATACCACAAATACTACCCATAGTGTATTCCAAGGCTTGTAAATGCTGAGTCATAGTATTAATACCTTCATTGTTGTCTCCAAGACTAATATCTTGTGTAACCCAATTACTAATATTACCAGCTATTTTACCTTGAGCAGTACCTTTAAGAACCTCACTAGTAGGATCTAATAGTAAGATACCATCTATACTTGCCATGTGAAGCCAAGTTTTAATATCCATATCAGCCCCTGCTGGAATCATAGCTGCGTTTACTCCTGCTACTTTTCCTTTATACGTAGCTAATAGACAATCTCTTTTCCAATAAACTACATCATAGGATTTATCTAAATGCTTAATAGTATCATAAATAGATACATCTACTTCTAAGCCAATGATAGGTGGGAGCCCAGAACTTAAGTTAGTCATAGATTTACAACTAGCTTTAATTGGGCCACATTCTACAAATACATCAATACCTATTTTAGTACCTCTGCACCATTCATTAATCCAAAGCCATTTAATAGTTTCACCTTTAAACTTATCTGGAACATATCCTTCAGATACCCAGTCCATTATTTCAATCCCTGTATTAGGATCTGGATAAGTTAACTTACCTAATTTTCTACGAGTTTTCCAAAAGACAGTAGTTACTAAAAGTTCATTGGCTTGAGTTCTTAAAGTTTTATCAAATACAGTACCTAGACCTAAGTCATTATATTTTATAGACTCACTGTAATGCTCTTGGTCATAAATGTCAGCTGGAATTACTTCAAATATATTTTGAGAATCATAAATTTTAGAAGTATTAAGTACACTTATGTTATTACCTACATAAGCCATTGAGTTCATATCCTCAATTTTTTGTCTATCTCCTTCTTTTAATTCATCCCAATAGTCATCGTATACCTGACCTATAGACTTATATTCTTCTACAATGATAATATCTTTTTCATGTATAAACTGAGTATTACCACCAATAGTAGTAACAGATAAAGGATTAAGTCTTCTAATTTCAGGTTTACCTCCAAAATCATCTATCCAATAAACAACCTTACCTTGAACTATAAAGTTTTTAAAACCTTCAGTAAATTTCAATAAAAAATCATCATTAGCATAATAATAATTTAGTAGTTGGTTAATTACTAATTCTCGAATATCTTGGTAATCATATTGCATCCAAGTTTTAATTTCTTCAAGCTTGGCCTTGTAATATTCTTCAGTTATTTCTTTGGCTTCTAAAGCAGTAGTAACTACTTCAGTTAATTTATTGAATAATTGTGCTTTAAGATCTTGTTCTTTAGATGAAATACCATCTTGATCTTTATTTGAAATACTTGCTCTAAATTGCCATTTTCTACCAAGGTAATCTCCCAATAGAATATTGAGTTTAGAATTACCTATGCCTATATGCCTTACTTGGACTGGATAAGCATTGGCTCCAAAATTAGAAGGGTCTACCCATTTGTCTAATGATCTTACATCTAGTATACCTAGGGACAAATTGTAATTCTCAATTTGATTTCTCCAAGTATTTAGGTACGAAGAATCAGACCTAGTTAGATAACAGGCTGCTTCAATATTCTGTTTATACCACTCTTTAGTCTTCTTAATTTGTGGTAGTTTTTGCTCTGGTAGAGTCTTCGTCATCTTTTATATTATACAAATTTACAAAACCTAATTCCTTTTTACGCATCTGAAAGTAGAGACTTGCATTATCTTTTAGTTTTTGGACATCATTATTTTTATTAGCCTTCATTGTAGTATCTTCATACAAAGCTAGCATTATCCAAGCTGAAAGACTGTCATAGTTACCATCTTCATTCCATTTAATCATTTCTTCTAAAACTTCTGGATCTTTAATAGTCTGATACATTAAAGCCTCTGTATTAGGGCCTTGTGGTCTTAAAAGCCATGAAGCTATGGAATTTAATCCATCTTCATTAATACCACCTTTTGAGGAACCAGTATTTCTAATTCCATAATTTCCTTGAGGAGCTCCATTTATATCTTCTTTAGATTTTAGAAGGACTGGAGTTTCAGCTAAATATTGTAAAGACCTTTCAGATTCCATATGTAAGAAAAATCCAACTAAGTTATTTTCATACATTCCTTTAGCATTATAAAATACTAAAAGTCTTCTAGCTTGTTCCCAGAAATATTTAGTGTCTCCTGTTCTTCCCATAAACTTAGCTACCATTCTTTGAGTCCAGGTATCTTTAATCCAGATACAAGGAAAAGATCTGCCTTTAACTTGGTCTACAGGGTCAATTCCTCCTATATATCTTCCTCTAGGTATTTCCCCCTCTACATCTACTGGAGCTTCCCACATTTGTACACAACCTATTTTTTCAGTGTCAGATCCATCAAAAGGAAATTCTGTAATAGGTTTATGTGCTACCGTATCTTCAAATATAAGTTTATCTCCATACCATTTTATATAACCATGTCTAGTTTTCAAATACTCATCATGTATTTTATATCCTTCATCTGGGCCTCCATGTAATAGAGCAGCATGATGTTGTTTTAATAAAGCAGCGGGGAACTTATTATTATCTTCAAGTAAGAAGCATTCACTAGGGACTAAAGGATTAGCAATCATATAAGCTTGTAATTGCTTATTATCTCCTTTTCTTTTTTCCCTTTCTTTCATTTCATTATCCAAAGCATACTCTCTTTTAGTATTAAGATTTTCATCTTTATATCTCATAGAAGTATCTGTGATAGGGAGAAAATATCCTATTTTACCTTTACCTTCATATTTATCTTCAAACACTAAACAATTATAAGCTTCTGGTTTTCCAAATAAAGCTTCTCCATATTTTGCATTTTTTCCTTTACCTAACTGTCCTCCAGTTCCTGCGTAGAGTGTAACATTATTCTTTCTAATTTTAGAAGCAGAAGATCCTTCTAATGTACCATGAATTTCAGATAGATATTTTACTAATCCAAACTCATCTATAAAAGAAAAGTTAGGTCTTAAAGAGTTGGCTGAAAGAGGAGTATCTCCAAATACCCTACTGAATAAAGAAGTACCCCAATCCGTATAAACTCCTTGAGCTGAACCTAATTTCCAATCACTACCTACTGCTATGGATTTTGAAATAGGAGAAGGATGGTATTTAGCACTATCTCCTGTACCTTCTACATAACTTCCTTTATAATGTTTAAAAGCTTTTTTTATGTATGTTAAAACAATATTTACATACTTAGTTTCTTCTGAACCTAGCAAAGTTGTAGATTTAGGAAATTCTCCTAATTTACATTTCTCAAGGTAGTAATCATAATCTGTTACCCCATCTGTAATAAAGTTATGTGCTCCTAATACAGAGCCAATTACACTTTTACCAAATCCCCTACCGCCTAATATTACATAGTTTTTAGCATCATTAAGATAAATAGCTTTTCCTGGATCTGATAAATTTTGCCTAATTACTTCATAAGCTGGTTTATAAAGTTTCCTTGTTCCTTCTTTTGTGAATAGATTATCATATATTTTTTGAACATATTTACCTCCTACTGTACATCTACTGACTAAATCTTCATCTGTTAATTTTTCCAGTAGTAATTTGTTACAGGAATACTCTAAATTTGAAAAGCCAGAAAATCCCCTAGCTTCTTCAAAGTTATAATAAATATCCCAATCTATATCTCTAATAGAAGGTAACCCTAAAGACTGATTACCTTCTACATCTTCTAGATCTATATTATGAAAATTAGTTCCATACCACAGAGGGCCTGGGCACCATTTTCCTGCTTGTCTATCTCCTTCAATAATCTTTCTTCTAACTTTACTCCAAAAGTCTATCCTTTCTACTTTTTGGAAAGTAGGGCTATAATTTGGAACTTCACCTAGTTTAAAAAGACTATTGTTTATTAACATTATACTGTAGTTAAAATAATTGGGTGTCTAATCCATTCTTTAAATTTCTGCAAAGCTTCATAAGGATCTTTAGCAAAAATACTTTTATCTCCATTTTCTGGATGGGAGTAAATGTACTCCATATTTTCAGATTCACCTACTTCTTTAGAACTAGTCAGTTTATACCCTTTTGTAATTAGATCTACTTTTACAATTGATTTAGATTCAACGTCATGGAAGTAAATTCCAAACATTGGTTTAAATCTTTTATCAAAATCTTCAGCTGAATAACTTATTTCCTTGTGCTCTTTCAAATCTAAAGTTTCAAGAATCTTACTTAATGTGAATGTAAAGAGATCTTCTTGGCCTTGTAATTCTTTCATCATCATGTTCATACTAGATCCTATCTGATGAAAAATAGAATCATTTTCTTTTTTATTTTTTTCAAAAGCTGCACCTAGTCCATTTAGGCTCCAGCTTGCTTGGTTATTGTTACTCATTTTTATTTGTTGGTTTATATTTGGCCTCCATCAGCCAATGATTTATTTTTATCTTCTGTTTTTCCTTTGTCTTCAGCTTCTAACTGTTCTTTAATTCTAGCTAACTCTACATATAATTTAGGAGTTTTAGCAGCCATATCTTCAGCTAAATCTATTCTTTTTATATCTTCTTCTTTTAGATAATCTATACTCCTTACAAAATCTTCTCTTTTATACATATGTTCACACCAAAATAAATAGGATTTTTCTGGGACTGTTAAAACTGTTTCTTTGAACTGATTAATAGTGTCTTTGTATTTGTCCCAGTTAAGCTTTTCATCTTTCATAATACTTTTCTTAACTTCTTCCCATTTATTCCTAACAGAGAAAATAGGAGATTTAGGATGTGTACAAAAGCTAATAGCCCACATAAGATTACTAGAATCTACTTTAGATTTAGATTTATCTTTTTCATAAAGGTTTCTAAAATATTCAAGTATAAGCATGTGCTTATTTAAACCCCAATAATTTTCAGTATGGTCAAAATTCATAATTAGTTAGCGTCTTTTGTAATATCTGGAGTTATAGCAATAGTTTGAAATCCCACAGGTTTATCTTCTTCCATATCTACTCCTATTAATTCTTCTTCTGTGAACCAATCTGTTTTATCTATAAAGCTTACTAAGTAAGTTATCATATCTTTTTTAAAACTATAACTCATATCAAGTACAATACCATTATTACCTTCAATGTTGTTTAATGTGTTTACAGTAGAAGCTACTATATCTAGTGGTTCAAACTCAGTATTAAAGGTCTTCCATTTCTTCTCCCCGTCCTTCTTCATTTTTACTATCATAATCAGGATTGTATTTTTCTTTTAATCTTTTTTGCATTAAAGGCATAAATTTTCCAAAATGTGGAAAGTATATTACTTGCCATTTTTCTTCTATTGCACTAGATATAAATTTTCCAAAGCTAGATTGAAAGTTAAGCACGTCTACTATTTTCAAACCATATTTTTCAGCTAATTTTCTAGTAAGCTCAACTTGAGATTTTGAAAATTTATTTCCCTGGTTGTATGATTTGAAATCTGAACTGTAATCCATTTCTGTTTATTTTATCTAATATAGGATTTAATATTCCATTATTGTACAAAGGCAGTCTATTAAACCATAAAACTTTCTGAGCCACTCTAGTTAGTACATTATTAAAGTTTGCATAATCAAGTTCTAACGTCTCTCTAATAGTCTTTTTAGAGTCTGATGAATGGATTAGCTTAGCTCTATAAGCCAATTCTACACTGCTGTACTTTTCATTCAACTTCATAATCTCTGCTAAAACATCTAGTTCTCTAGGAGTTAGGTGATTAGACATATACTTATTTTTATCGTCCAATAATCCTATGTAAGAGTTTAAGCTGAGTAAGTAGGCGTAATGTAAAGTTTCTTCTGTTGTTGGTATTTGAAATATTGCATCCATTTATTTTATGGCAAATGAGAATCCTTTTTCACCCTCATATTCCATATCTGTTATATTTACTTCTGTATGTTTTAAAGTACTTACTTCTTTATGAAGTCTCCAGTATTTTGTCAATGATTCCATATCTGGAAACCAAAGTTTAAGTAAGTACTCTCCTTTTGGTACTATTTTCATATTTTAATTTTAGAAGCAGGAGAGGGATTCGAACCCCCGACCTTTGGGTTATGAGCCCAACGAGCTACCAACTGCTACCATCCTGCTATTAAGGGAGTTTTTAATTCCCTATAATTTATTTATTTAAGCTTCTCATTCAACATCTAATATCTTACTTGGGGTTGTAGGAAGCTGGAACAAATATAAGTCAAAAATTCTAATTATTCTAATCTTTCCAAGTTAGTGCTTTAACCATCCACATTTGAGCTCCTTGAAGTTCTGTAATAGCAATTGAGGCTAGCCTTTTTGCTTCTTGTGTAGTTTCAAGATTATTTCTAAAATCATTCATTTGATTAATAGCTTCTGCTAGTTTGGTTTTAGCTTGAGCTACTGTATCTAGATTACTTGGGTTAAAAGTAATTCCTACTGCTTTTTCTCCGTATGTTGTTTCCATTTTATGCTTCATTTGTATTTGAATTTTCTTCTGTTGCTCTAATTAGATTTGGATGTTTAATATTAGTGGCTTCTTCTAATTCTATGAAAGTCATTCTCATTTTAAGTATCTTATAATAAGTCATCATAGTGGGTAATTGGATATTAAGCAAGTCTAATTGTATTGGATCTAGCTTAGAGCTGGCTTCTTTGTTTTTTAGAAAAGTATCTAACCCATTAATTTTATCTGCTAGTTGATCTTGTTCTAATACTAATCTTTCTTTAAATGTACTCATTCTTCTGTTTTGTTTTTATGTTTAATTTTCTTTCTTTTATCTTCAAATCTTTGGTTTTTATAGCGGTGAGTCCAAAGAGTTCTGATTTTCTTTATTTTCTTTAGTTTCTTCTTTTTCATTTTCTATTAATGGATATACTTGTTTAGTAGTACCCATTTTCTCTTCTAGTACTTTTTTAAACCATTCTACAAAATTAGTAGAGTTTGTTCTAATATGTACATGATTAGGAACTTCTTCTGGAGGTATTGTTTTACTATATATTATATCTCCTATAGCTCCCTCTACTGCAAATTGTAGCATAAGAGGATTATTTATTTTTTCTTGTTTTAAACTTTCGTTGGTTATATTCATTGTTCTTTAAATTTTAGTTTTATATTAAAAGTATAAGTTCCACCATTAGTCATTTCATAAACTATCGTGTCTCCTTCTTCTGTTAAACTTTTAGTAGTATCCATAATAGAAGGAATTATTTTTCTAAAAATGCTACTTAAATCCATTCTATTTTGTAAGGCTTCTTCTTTTAATTCTCTAATAATGGTTTCTTCTATAATCATTCTAAGATCAGAATTTTTATCTAATACTTTAATAAATTCTAAAGCTTTATCTAATGGTATTATCATTATTTCAAACTTTTAAGATAAGCTTTTTTCATTTCTTTATAAACTACTGATGCTCTGAATTTATCAACTGTTGAAGGTTGTAATTTAGTTTTAACTACTACGTCAAAAGCATCTCTCTTAAAGTAACTTGGTGTACTTGTGTAAAAATTAATAAGTGTTTTCATTTGTTTTCTTCTATATAAGTTTTTAATTGGTTTATCATGTCAGTTAGTGCATAATATATATCTATATCATTTTCTACTGTTTTATCTTTGATTAAAATATCTCCATTAGGTTTTACTTCTAAAATTACCTTACCCTCTTTTTTTATCAGTACAGGTGTTTCTTCTAGTATGTTAAAATACATAGAGTAAAACTGCTTAGAGTCTTCTTCTAGATTATCCTTCTTTTTCTTCATCTTCTTGCAATTTACACCAAGCTTCATATCCTATTTGTGAAATAAGCTTGAGTTGTTTATCAAATTCTCTCATACATTCTTCTCCACATTTTAATATTATTTTTCTATTTTCCATATGATTTCCCAGCATAGCTGAATTTATTATTTATACAAGTAATCTGTTCAACTTGAAAGTTTCCAATCTCATCTATATTAACTAGAGCAAATCCATTTTGCCAGTTCATTTTTTCATATCTAGAAGCATAAGCAAATCCAGGAGAGTTAATATCACAAAGACATCCAATGTTAAAACTAGCTTGATCTCCTTCAAAATAAGAGCTAATTCTATGGCTATGTCCAAACATTGAAGAACATTTCATTCTAGTTAAGTGTTGCCTGCAAGGATTTACTCCTAAATAGAAGCCATGAATAATTTGAAGTTTGCCAAGTTGAACATAGTCTTCTTTCCAGTCTTCAAACACATTATAGCCTCTTTCTTCAAGTCTAAGCCCTTTGGTCGGGTTAGGTGTCACATCTGCAAAAACAGAGTTGTTAATGTCTTTGAAATGAGAAAAATATCGAGCTTCGTGGTTGCCGTATAAAAAATTCTTTTTACAGTTCCCTTGTAGGGTGTCATCAAATAAATCTAACCATTGGTTACCTTGCTCATATTCAACGCCTAAGCTATATCCTTCCATTGGAACTTGATTCATTTCATGTTTAGATAAAGCTAACATATCTAGAAAATCTCCAAGAATTGTAAAACTTTTAATTTTACTGGAGTAATCTTCCATGAAGATTAGAATGTTAGTAAGAAGTTCAATATTTTCAAATGGTACGTGAACATCAGGTAAAACTAGGTGTAATCCTTGATCAAAAGATTTATAAGCGTCTTTTTGTTCTGATCCAATTTTATATCCTTTGACAAAACTTTCTACACTATTTTCAGGAATTTCTTTAACATCAATAGCCAATACTGGTTTATTGAATTGATTTGGATAAAGTATTTGGTATGTAAAAGACTGACAGTCAGTATTTGTAGTTAAAGTAGTTTTAGGCTGTGGTTCAAGAGGTAATACTTGATGAAAGTTAGTAGAATTGTATCCAAAAAAAGGCAAAGGCTTTAATTCTGCTTGATGTTTTGCTGCTTCTTTTAAAAAAGCTATTCCATCTTCTTTTAAATAGGCTGGATAATATTCTTCAACAGTCCTGCCAGATTTTCCTAAAAGTTTGCCAATTCTTTCGTAATATTGCTTTCTAGGTTCTTTTACCCGTATAGGGTTTGAGCTAAAAAAATTAAAGTAATCTTGTTTATTCATGGGTCAAATATATGGCAAAAAACTAAGAGTATGGGAGAATTAACAATTTATCAAGAAAAATTAACAGATTTTGTATATATCCTGTTTGGGTTTAACACTCCTGTAGAACAGTACGTTGGTATGGTTGAATTTCCTAATACAGATAGAGGCTGGAAATATCATTCACTTTTTGTAGATTTTTGCTTTGATTACAACATAGGTATTAAAAAAGGAGATTACGAGAACTGGTTAGAAATCAATTCTATACGAACTAAAAATTATGAACTCTTTCGAAATTATTCTGGTTATGTAGTAAAAGATTTACAGGGGTATGAAGTTTTAATAGGCTCTTTAGAAGAAGTAGCAAGACAAATTGTAAACATAGAAAATCCTAATAGACGTGGAAAGAAAACTAGTAAAAAAAATCCTTGATTGGTGTATAGAATTTTATGGATCTTCGGATTTTGAAAAGAGGCCTATAAAACTCAGAACCTACAAAAAAAAGGATGTAAATTTAAGAGGTCAGTATAATTCTGGTACTGCTACCATGCTTATTTTCATAGGCTCTCATGATACTATCATAGATCTTATAAGTACTGTGATACATGAGTATACACATTATTTACAACCTATTATTACAGCCTATGACGATTTGACTAAATACTTTGGTTTAAAAGAACACCCTTTAGAGAGAGATGCAAATACTATTGCTATTAGAGATAGATGGATTTGCTATAAGCATTTAAAACTAGAAGATCCTAGCCTAAAGAGTCAAGGATAAGCTTAAGTCTGTTTAAACTAAGGTTAAATACTTCTTCATTTTTAAACCGAATTATATTTTTAAAGCCTAAGTCAGTTAGTACCTCAGTTCTAATCTGATCTTTAGCTAAACCTTCTTCAGTATAATGTTGAGAGCCATCTAATTCTATAACTAGATGATAATCAGGTAGATAAAAATCTACTATCCAAAACCTACCCTTGTCATAAATCACATACTGTGTCTCGTATTTAATCTCTAATCTATTTAGGTAGTAGCAAAATATATCTTCGGCCGTTGTACTAACCCAGTTTAAACTAGTTTGATACTTTTTACTAAGTGATATTAATTTAGGATACCTGTGGTTTATATACCTTTGATACCTTAAGCACTCTTCTGTATTTGATATTTTCTCTTTGAGTTTTGGCATTATAATTAAAATACAAATATATACTATATTCCAGAACAAGTCTGGAAGAGTTTTATTTAGGAGGCGGTGCTATAAAAAAACCCCATCTGAATTACCAGACAGGGTTTATAAAGGTTTAGCTTTTTAAGGTTAGACAGTGCCTTCCAAATCTGCTTTAGCTGCATCCAATTTATCAGCAAGTGCTTGACGTTGTTCAGCAGTACCACCATCAGCTACAATAACTTGTAGGTCAGCGATAATCTGGTTAAGGTCAGCAATAGCTTGATCTTTTTCTGCAATCAATACATTCTTTGCTTCAATAAGTTCTGCAATCTGAGCTTGTTCCGCGTCTACAGATGCTTGCAACTCATTTACTTTTACTTCCAATTCTTCAATGCTCATAATAATTTTTTTTAAAAAGTTAATAATTTTGGTCTGGTCTTCAGAGCCAGGGGTGTGATAATGATTTATTGTAATATTAATCATGGCACAAATATAAGTAATAGTTAGGTACTTTTTACACTATCTGTAAAATTTATTTTTGGGTAATATACCCCCTTCTTTTATTTAAGTACCTAAGTTTTGTAAGAGATGAACCTAACCCCTACTTTTATTAGAATTTTTATATTTTGTAAATTCTGAACCTAATCCCTATATTCAGCCACCATCTGTCAAAAATGGGGGAAACACCCCTATCACTATTTACAATACAAAATTTAAAGTTATGATTACTATCAAAGCAAAAGTTAACCAATATCCAAAGAATGGCTCTATCATCTTTGTTTATTCAATCATGTCTAATCTGACTGACAAGAAGAAGGCAGAAGCAGAGCTCAAAGACTACGAAGAGACACAAGGTGCTTACTTACGTAAGGATGAGGCAGGAGATATGCTTTATTACTCACAAAGAATCTGCACTACAGGTTCTGAGCTTACTAAGACTACTAAAGGCAGATACACTGTCCTTCAGGATCTTGAACAGAAAGCGGCGGAACTTGAGTCAGCTACTACTACAGGTCTTGGTAAACTCAATGCTATTCAGCAATTTTGTGGAATGTCAAGAGCCCAAATGACTGAAAGGCTAATGGCTTCATTCTAAGGATTTAAGAGGGAAGAGGGCCTTAACAGCTCACTTCTCTTTATACTAGTATAAATATATCTAGTATCTAATCCCTCTACCCTCTACTAACATTCTAAAATCCTCAATAAAATTAATTTCATGAATATCAAATTAACAGGTGAATCTAGTGATTTAACTTGTAATCCAACTAGGTCTAATATGGTAGTTAAAACTTCTTTTGGTGGTTTTAAACTTGCTGAGGAGGCCACTTGGGATAATTGGAAAATGGGAATTGTATTTCCTAATGAAGAGAAAGCTCAATATTTTTTAAAGGCTTTTAATTCAAAAATGCTGGACTATAGAGATGGGATGTTAAAAGAAGATTATGTAGTACATGTAATTCATTTTAAATATCCTAAACCTGAAAGTTTATACGCAGATCAAATAACAATGACATCTGATTATATAACTGAAGAGTATTGATCTATGTTAAGATTTACTTAGTACTAACTGACTGTAACTAAAGAGAGGGTTGCCGCCACCATCTCACTTTAAGCTAGAAAGAGAGATATAGGATAGTAATCAAATACTGTCCTATTCTCTTTAGTTATAGTCTTTTAAGTTTATAATTGTTTAAACTGTTTAATTATTCAATTGATAAATTGATAAATTGTTATATTGTTAAATGATTATAACTCTTATCAACTCTAATCAACATTTCAACAACTAAACTAATCACCAAAAATCATGAAAACAGCTTACATATGCTTAATATGGTTACTCATAGTAATACTATCACTTTCAATCCAGCCTATGATAAATGCTGGATTGCATCCTAATCTTACATTCTTATATGTATTAATTGGGCTTTGTTCTTTACTTGCTTGTCTTATTACTTGGATATTTATATCTACTGATAGTAAGGTAAATTCAAAAACTTAACTCTTTCCAAGATGTTGAGGACACCAGTTTCTTTGATTAAGGACACAGTATCTCATTATGTTAAAAAACAGATGATACGGCTGCATAAGACTTATTTGCTCTAACGAGAATACATTTAAGTAATAATTAATCAAAGTTTTAGGTGTAAAACACAGTTGCAAAATTAAACTAATGCAACAAATAGTAGGTACTTGTCCTACAAATCATTTAGCTGTAGGCATATAGCTATCTAAAATAACATCAGTAATTACTTCTACTGTTGTTAGATTATTATTCAAGACTATAAGCATCAATTAAGGTGTGTGATAGTGATTGTCTTATTATTATGTAACAAAAATTAATTGCTGAAGGATTAACTCAAAATGTAGTAAATATGAGTTAGTAGATAGGCGTTTGTTATCCTTGCATTGGGAAACATCCTATAAAAATTGCCGTTATTCTTATACCGTTATTATAAGAACTTAAACAACAACACAGAATGTACAGATTAGAACTCTCAATTCTAATTAACTGAAAACACCTTGAGAAAGTGTGAATAGGTTCTACAATTAATTAAGGCTTATAACCATTAATTGTAGTATGTGTTGTTGTTTATTTTACTAATGCAGCTATTGTAGTAATACAATAAGAGTCCAAAGCCTCTATAAATGCAGATGGGTAAAATAGAGTAAACTATTCAAATCAGGTGTTCAACACTACCTATAATAAAGTGTGTTGTAAAACAAAAATTTAAAACAATGTCAGAAAAAGAGTTTGACTTTCATGTAGATAATAAAATTAGTCAATTAATGAAAGCAGTAGCAGATTATCAAAATAATCCTGATAAAGCTAAAGATTATATTTTTACCACAGTAAAAAACATAGTTAAATCTTCAAAGGAATTTGGTAAAATGACTGTTGCAGAAGAATTATTTGGTTAGTTTATTAGTTGTAGGTAATCTATAAACCTTCATTTTTTTCATTCACTTAACAACCACTGGCAAGTTGTAATAATATGTAAAATAAAATGGAACAAGAAATTACATTTGAATCACACCCTATTTCTTTTATTCAACAACTTGAACAAGAAATAGAAGATAACCACCCTTCAAGATTAACATCAGAAGATATTGAAGATGTATCTGATAATTATCAAGCACATTTAGAATATAAATGGTGGAAAGATGAACAATCTGAATTAATTAAAGATTTAAAATCTCAGCTTACAAAAGAGCAATTAGAACTTTATAATCAACTTAATTCATAAAACATTTGAGTTTAGGGGAGATTGTATCAAACCTGAACTTATTAAAAAACTTAAATAACTTTCCAAGTTGTTGAGGACACTAAGTTTCTTTGATAATAAGTGTGAAGAATCACTTTCAGGATTAAGCAGACCCAACTTTATAGTTAGCGGAGCTAAATGTATTTATCAAAGTTTTTAGTGTAAAACACAGATTCTGTATATATCTGTTTTTTATCAAAGAAAAGAAAACTCTTTTAGAAACAAATTAGTCTCAACACAATGAGAGCCTTAAACAAACACTTGACTCTTCAGGTGATTATGAAGGTAAGTAGGGTTATTTGTTTATCCTACTAAATTTAAAGACTGGTAAACCAGCAGAATGTGGATGTTTCTGTATTATAACTCCACCTAATTGAGTTTTCTTTTTCTTCTTTCTAAACACAAACCAATAAACAAACTAAAGCTATGTACACAGGACACAAACTTACTCTTATCAACATACAATGTAGATGTAAGAGGATTACACAATTTGTACAATTACCTACATATAATGGTAAAGCTGTACTTCATCAATCAACAAAAGAAAAAAGTAAGACAAAAAAGAATTCCTTTGTCCTGGTGGCTACTACCTTTAGAGTAGTATAAGTAGCTACTAGTATAAATACTGCTAAGTTACTACATTTTTTCCACATATTTGTCATAATACTATCATTTATTTTACACCTGTTTAACCAAATAACTAAACTAATGGCTAAATTTTTAATTTTTGTACTTCTTATCTGTTTTATTACCTCAAGTTGTTCCACATCTAAAGGTTATAACTATAAAGCCCATCATGCTAAATCTATAAAATATAAACATAACAATGAGCATGGTAAATATATGAAATGTAAAAAACACTAAAATCCCAAAACTTATGTACCAATATCTTACCACATTTGACTATGAATCAGAAGCTGAAAGAATGGACAATTCCATTTTATCTCTTAGTTCTTTAAGAACAATTGTAAATTCATTTATAATGCCTTAAATACTCTAAAAAGATGAATGAAATATCTTATTCTAAAGATTCTAAAGCTGAAAAAATGCTTAAAAAAGCAATGAAAGTAGTAGATGATTATCTAAATGCTGGATTTAAAGAAGAACGAACATTAGCTCATAACAAAGCTAAAAAACTTTATAAGGAATATTATGGAGTTGAATACAAGAATAGAGAAGAAAGGAGGTAAACATGCCTAAATACGACTATTCAGTTCAAGTATTAGAATCTATATATGATTATGTAGATTCATTCTTTGATTAATAAAAAAAACTTAACTCTTTCCAAGATGTTGAGGACACCTAGTTCTTTGTAGCAACGCTCATGCTGTAAGTACATTAGTACTAAGTGAACAAAGTTTTGGTGTAAAACACAAAAAAAAGAATAATGTACTAGAGATTCTTTCAAATTATCATCTAGGAGAATAAGTCTTTAAGGATTGTAATAATCTCAATAAAAATCAATTCTTTAACAAAAAAAGCCAGCTATGAGTGAGATCATAGTAATTTGATAGAACAGTAGAGACTTACGAAAAACGCAAGGAGGCTGTTCATTTTGCTATTCATAACCAATTCAATAACTAAAGCTGCTCACATATCAGTTATATGTGCAAAAACATGTCTTATACAACACCTTCTCCAAATCCAGAATCAAGAATTACTGTATTTGATTTTTATACAGATAATTTTACAACACTAGATGCAGATTGCACTAAAGCTGTAGGTTATCAAGTTAAACCAAATGATATTTGGTCAATAAATATAAGAGAACATGAACTCAGAAGATTACATGTAACCTTGACTATTATTTATTGGAGTCTTGAATCAGTTGCAAAAAGAAATTCATAAACTTTGGTTAGCCTGCGATAACATCAACGGCTAACTATTTTAACTTAAAAGTGCAGTATTTGATAGGCATATCGTAATACGAAATTGACTGAACAATACCTTTCTACAGAATAGGGTATAAAGTATAATTAAGCTGTGATGGCTATTATTCCTTAAATGAGGATATAGTACTCTGTGAAGAGTTAATTAATTGAACTGAAAAAACACAAATTATACATATTGTGTGATTTTACATGGACCATAAGGTGTGATAATAACGCCTGATCCTAAATATTATGTTGAGCTTAAAAAGAAGCTCAATTAGAATGTAGTAGTAATACTATGACTAAGCTCCTCAAGCCAATATTATGTGTAATCTTATCAAAGGTAGGAATACCAATAACAGTTCATAGAGGTAATGTATAATCCTCTATTTCAAGCACTTTTAATTTAAAATAAAAACACAATAACTCTAAATAATAAAACCAATGAAAGTATTTCAGTATTTCTTCATGCTATTTACAGCAGCCCTAATTTGCTTATTAACTCATTGTATTGGATATGGATTTTTAAGCAATAAAGTCTTAAATTACAATGATATCTCATTTATGGGATGGATTGGAACAATAATCTGGTATGGATTTATATTTTCTGCTGCACATGTAATGTATATGCAATACCTTGAAGAAAATAAATAATTTTTAACGTGCTTTTTCGACACCGAAATGGTGTAAAGTAACCCAATATCTGATTATAACTTATAATATGAGTTTAAGAAACTTTGTACCAGTAATAGCTGGAGTAATACAATATGTATTCGTAAGTCTTAGCAGTGAGGGTTATTTTTAATTCACTAAAACTATAAAACTATGAAACTATGAAAATACCAACTTATGGATATTTATGCACATGTAGTAATTGTGGATGTGCATTAACAGCTAAAGTTACAATTAATCTATATCTTGGTTCAGGTTACTATTGTAGTAATTGTAAATCAAATGTAGATAAAGAATTATATGGTAAATAACAGATCCTTCGTACATAAAGTATTCACTATTTTTCCCAATAGATGCGCAAATGGGTTTTTAGTGTTTAGTGAGTATATATTAATAGTAGAATGTCATCACCCTCTGTAGTGGAGGAAGAATTCAAGCTTATTATTAGTAAGAGTCTCACACTGTTGGATCTTAAAAATGATTAATTATCAATTACCGAAAGTGGGGATTAAAATACACGGGTAATTAGTCATTTTCATTATTCTTATTATAAGGAGAGTATTCGTAAATGATGCTTTCGTGTCTGTATTGGGGAAGCTGTGTGAAGATGCACAGCTCTCCTTATAATATGAATTATTATTCTACAAATAAAGAGATTTAATCTCATACTAAATAGTTAGAGATTTAGCTAGTATTGTTAGTTACTCGAATAATTAAATGTAATTCGAGCATTTACTAGCTAATCTCTTTATTTATAGATATTTCCTCCTATGGATAGCCCAGCATAGGCTCTCCTATATTCATACTTTATAGTATTAGTATAGGGGAGAGAAGGAATACTGGGCCTAATGTACCACAACTCATTTCCCAAGGATGAACAATTGTAATAATGCTAGGAATAGATTAGTATACATAAATACTAAGAGGATTACAATTGAGTACAGAGGGTTTAAAACAAAACTGGAGCTTTCTAGCTAATCTTTTGAATGTCTTTGATAGTTTAACTACCTCAAAGTTTTAGCTCTAAACTATTATTAAATCCTTCTCAACTGAGTAATTGTTTTTATTAAACAAATTGCGTTGACATTCTAAACAGTTTTAAAATTTAATCTAGGAACTGTAAAGGGCAGCTCACCAAAAGTTTAAAACAAGAAGAGATTTGATTCATCTCCTAGATTATTTAATAACAACTAATACTTAAAAAACATGATGCCAGAACTAACACCTAGCTTTTTAAATCACTTAAGGTATTTACCTATAGTGTGGAATGCAACTCCTAAATCTTGTAAAATGGATAAAAGAATAGGATGTAGAATACAACCATTAGACATTGATACATTGATTTATGGAGTAGATTCAGTAATCTTTTTAAACTAGTTAAAACTATGATTAAATTTAAAAAAATAATAGCAAAAGAAAACAACTTCATTTATAGATTTAATCTTTACCTTAAAAAAGGCTCTATCAAATTACATTTAATATGTAGCGATGATACAAGAGAACCTCATAATCATCCTTGGGATTTTAAGAGCTTAATATTGTTTGGAGGTTACAAAGAGTTTAATGAAAAAGGAGTACAAACTAATTTTAGATTTTTATCTGTAAATAAAAAAGATACTTCTGTTTTTCATAGATTGGAGTTGTACAAACTATTGGGTATTAAAATACCTTGTTTAACCATTGGTAGATATTCAGAAAAAAAACAAACTTTTACATTCTTTAAAACTTAAACTATGGCTGAAAGAAGAATAAAAAAAGATATTACATATATAGATCCAAGTAAAAAAGGAGCTTTATTATTATCTAAAAACAGAAAAATACAACTAACAAGACTTAAGCCTAAAAATGCTGATGATGGATTTAATATTCTTATTAGATCAACTTTGGGTGATGTAACAAAACCAGCTGTTGAGCACAAAGTTTTAAAAGGTAAGGTTAGACAGTCACAAATTACTATTTCTTCAGAAGCAATGGCAGAAATTGTTAATATGTATCACATACTTACAGAAAAATCTGATTCAATTACATTAACTTGGAAAGAAAAACAATCTTAAAACAAATAAACAAATGGAAGAATTAATTGAAACTCCTTCAAAGAATAAACTTTTCAAAATTAGAAAAGGATATTCTAAGACAATGCACAATCTTATGAAAAAATACAATGTAAAAACTGTAGAAGAGTATCGTAAAATCAGAAAAGCAAACAGAAAAAAATTAAGAAGCGACCTGTAGTTAGGACAGGTTTTTGGTTTAGGTTTAGTGACTTAGGGTAGGAAACGTTCTACCCTTTGTTTTAGATTTAAGATATGAATAATTTCATAAATAAAAGAGAGCCAATCTAACCACATTTGTAGTGGAGAAAAGGATGAATTTGTAAATGACCAAGTATCTTGAATCTAAAACAATTGTTTAATTAAATCTTTAAAAACATGAAACTAACAATTTTAATCTTATCTGTTATTTGTATTGCAATTTGTATACATGCTAATTATATCCAAACTCAATACAGAAAACAAAATTTACAATTAATCCATGTTGTAAATAGACAAAAGAACAAAATTTGGATGTATGAGCATTGTTACACAATAACATGTAAACAAAAATAACAAGTGACCCAAGAGGATTAATTCCACAATGTAAACTTGTTTAAAGAATAACTCAATATATGATTATAACTTACTTAATACCAAGAATAATTACTAGATGTTTGGTGTTGTAACACATTAATCTTACACCTATTAGGTAATTTGCATTGAGAGTTATTCTTTCTTTTATTTAGTATAGAGAAATACTCAAGAACCCTATACTGTCTGTTATTGCAACATCTATAGAATGACTAAGAAATCTTGTGTCTCTGTACTAAATAAAAGTAATTTAAAAACTTAAAATCACTTGCTTGAAGATAAACAATAACGTATGAATTGGTAGATAGGTAAGGTTCGATTCCTGTAAATTGTCCCTATTATTGTTATAAACTGTACTAGCAGTTGTGTTTATTGTAAAGATATTATTGAAAAATGAGTTTGCGAGTGTTAATTCATGGCGCGATTATTAAAATGATATAGTATTCCACTAGAATTTGGACAAGTGATTTTATTAATGCACCATCTCATGTAGATATAATCGACTTCTTAGTGTCTCTTAGAGATAAAGAACTTGCTAAGCTGATTGGAGTAATCCATGTAATATTGGAGCTAGTCTAACCTAAAGGGTAGAGAATTGTAAAGCATACTTGAAAATACATTGCATTGCATAAAATATGGTTCGAGTCCAGGAGGTCATGTTGTAAACAGCATGGCATCCAATAGGGTAGGTGGGTGCCCAATGTATATAATCTAAGTAAAGTATGTGGTGGCAGCTAAGTGTTAAACTGTAGGATTAATTACCTATGTATGCGGGAACTTAGCCTCAACAATAGTAATATTGTTGTAGTAGTTGTTAAGTTGATAAAGGAATAAGTCATGTATGAACTCCTCAAATAACAACATTGTGCAGACTGGAGTGATTACCAGTAACAAAAAATTAAAAATTATGAATTGGAATAGTGATTGGACTAAAAATTTTCCTGTAACTTTAGGGATAGGAATTAGTTTAGGAATATTAATTGGAGTATTATTATGTATTAATTTATTTCAATTATATTAAAGAACTTTTAGTATATAAGACAGACTTTATACAGATAAAATACAAGTACCTAAAGGTTTAAAGAGGGAACTTATGTTGTTAGACAGTTTAAAAACAGAATGTGACAGTATTGAAAAAACTGGAAGGATGTCACAATAACAAAGTGATTAAGGTTGAACACGCTTGTATTTTTATTAAATATTAACTTTAAAAACAAAAAAAACATGAAACTAACAATTTTAATCTTATCAATTATTTGTATTGCAGTTTGTGTACATGCTAATTATGTGCAAGAAAGATACAAAAAACAAAATCTTGCTCTTATCTATGCTTTTAATCGTCAAAGAAATAAAGTATGGATGTATGAACACTGTTACAAGATTACTTGTAAAGATAATGTAAAAACTAACTAAGTATGTATTTCTACTTATTTCTAACCTTAGTTATGATAATATGGAATATTTATCAAGTTAATCCTTGTTTATTTTCATTACATGCTAAATATCTATATTTCTTTAATGGTAAACACAATATCTATAAATGCCATCTGTGTACTAATTATAAAAGTACTAGGACACCAAAAACAATGTATGGTAATTTAAAGGTAAATCAAAAATATCATAAAACTTTGGTAACACAGAGTTTTAAATTCATAAAATCTACTTATCTTTTTTAAACCATTCCTTTGTATAGTTGTAATAACAGTGACGGTGCTGGAATAAATATTAGCTGACCTTAATTTAAAGACCAGTAATGGTGTGCCATAAGAGAAATCTCACTAATCAAAGGAATCACCGATGTATATATGGTATTGGGACTAACTATAAACTATGTAAATACCTGTGATTTATAATAGATGTTAGAATATTTATTTATTACAACTTACATTGGAATTAAAAACTTAAATAATATGAAGATAGGAGATAAACTCATTGATCTTGATAATTCTTTTATAGAATATGTCAAATTATACAATAAAGACATTGAAAAAGAAGAGAATAAAATGCTTATTGTAAAAAGAGAAGATTGTATTATTAAGGATATAATCAATGATTCTATTCAAGTTTATATAAGTAAATGCACAAATCATGGTATAAATTGTTTACAATGGTTCAGAATAGAAAATTTTAATAAAAGATTCAAACTTAAATGATAAAGGTAAATCAAAGTTAAAAAACAAAAAGAAAGTTTTATGTGTAGAAGATAATCAAATATTTGATTCTTTAACACAAGCTTCTGAACATTACAATATTTCAATAACCACTATATCTAACATATTACATGGAAAAAGTAAAAAAGCAAGGAATGGAAAGTCTTTTCGTTTCTTATGAGTTGGCTTTATTAGCTAAAGAAAAAGGATTTGATGAGCCTTGTTTTGCTGCTTGGTTTAAATATACAATACTAAATGATAAAAAGATTGAATTAACTAAGCCAAAAGATAGTATTTATGGTGAAAATTTTCTTTTTAAAAATTCATTAGAAATATTTATAGATAATAGTATAAGTGGTAAAGGAGATGGAGCTAAATGTTCAGCACCTCTTTATCAACAATTAGTTGATTGGTTTAGAGAAAAACATAAACTATATATCGAAGTTTCTTGGATTACAACAAATGATGAAATAAATCATAAAGTTAATTTTTGGTATATGATAACTAAAGAAGATGTTTTAGAATTTGATTTAGAATCTCCAAAAGAATTTGACTCATATTATGAAGCTCTAAACAAAGCATTAACTGAAGCATTTAAACTAATTTAACATGGAACCAAAAAATTTAGAAAAATTAGCAGTATTAATGGGATTATCTTTTAAAGAAAAAAGTAATTTTCCTGATATGTTAGCTAAAGGAACAAGAGTATTTGATGGAATAAATGGGCAAAGATTTTTAATTGAGTCCTCTTGGTCCGATGATAAAATATATCAAGAATTAGGCAAAGCTCTTATTTCTATCGGTAAAAGACAAAAATGTATGGAAATTAATAAAATTTTATCAATAACCTCTGATTAACATGGAAAAGAATATATTAAGAAGTAATAGTTTACTATCAAGATTAGAAAAAATAGGAAATTCAACTGATGAAAAAGTACATCAAATACTTGAAAATCAAGTAGTTATGATGGAAGCTTTACAAAAGCAAAAGGATAAATTTAATGATTATTAAAATGAAAAAATGAAAAACTTAAAATAATATGCAACTATTTCTAACTTTCTATTATTTATTTTTAAAAGAATACTAGATAAAAACAAACAAAAATGATAGATTTTAATAAAAAAATTCAAGAAAAATTTAATCAGATGTGTGAATCTGGTAATTAAATACAACAACCCCCGTTATTTATGCAACAAAAAACTTATTTATCGTTTAAAGCTTTAAAAGAACTTCAAAATCTCTATTCTTATCATCAATATTGGAAAGAATCTCAAAATGAACCAATGCTGCAAAGGATAGAAAATGAAATTCGAATATTTAAAATGAACCATAATATGGCTGATTAATTTAGCTTTTATTATTTAATTAGTACAAACTAACTAAAATTCAGTAAATGGAAATCAAAGAAAGAACTATACTGGAATTTTTTAATGAATTTCCAGAACCTTATAAAACTCAGGCTATTCATAACTACAATGAAAAACCATTGTCAAAAGATAAACATCTTCATCATTGGGCTGCTTTAATAAGTGGTTTTGAATGGGCACTTACTAAAGAAGAAGGTAAATATTGGGATAATTTTTATAAAGACTTAGTAACTGAAAAAGTTATATTAACAGCTGGTAATCATTGTGAAATCTATTAATAAACAAATTTAACACAAATATGAGCGCAAAAAGATTTTCAAAAGATGAACTTTATAGTAAAATATATAGTTTAAATAAGAAAGATAAGATGAAATATCCAGCTAATGGTTATAATACTCTACAAACTGCTAAAAGACTCTTACAAGAATATGCAAACAGAGATTATACAGATAGAGCTATTTCTAAAACTCATAGAGAAATAACTAGGATAAAATGACAAGAAGGCACCATAAAAAGCTTCAGGCACTATGTAAAGATAATTTAAAAATATCTGGAAGTAGTGCTTGGCTTTCTGATTTAGATTCCTTAGCTAATAATCAACATTCTTATTTTAGAATAATAGCTTTGATAGGAAGTAACAATTTAAGTGGTAAAATAAAACATTTTAAACATTTATTAAACTAATGAAAATAATTTTATTTATACTTCCTTCTATTTTTGGATTTATTGCTATATTTTTTGCTTTAAAGGTATTTTTTGCTTTAAAGGTTATTATAAGCGCATTTAATCCAGATATTGATGAAAATTACACTATAAATTATACACCAGTTTATACAAATATGGCTAAAGCAATTTTATTTTTAATAATTCAATATTCACTAATTTTTATATTATCATGAAAAATTTATTATTACAAAAACCTTGGGTTATCACTGGATTTATAGCTGTAATATGCTTTATTATAGGCTATTGTGGAAAATTTCAAGAGGCTGCTAAAAAATCTACTAATCAATCTTACAAAGATAGTTTAGATTTAGTAAATCAAGAATTCTGCATAGCTAGAGAAAAGCTAATTATAACTAATTCTTTAATTACTAAACTTGAAGAAAAAGCAATTTATTTAAATAAGTACATTATTTTTAGACAAGAAGAACTAATGGATTTATGTCCTAAAACACATTATCATGTCTCAAATAAACGTAGATACTAAAAAGAAAAAAGTCATTGAAATTTATTCTGATTGTAGTTATGAGTTTGACAAACTATATAAATTTACACTTGAGAAAATAAGTAATGGTGAAACTACTTGGAAAGCTCATATAGAAGGTTTAGATCCACAAGATCCTTTTTATTTTAAACTAACTGAAGCAATTATTAATCATTTTAAAAAGAATCCTATATGAATTAGAAAAGGCAAAAATTCTGTTTAAACCTATTGAAATAATTTATGAAGTTTATTAACTTAAAAGCAAGGAGTATCTAAGAGATATTTAGAAGGTCATAACTTCCTCCCTGCGCTATTATTTGTTATCCAAATCTTACAGCCCAAAAACTATTGTTAGGGACTGATTGTATTTCGATAGTAAATAGTCAAACATTAAATATATTAAAAACAACAAAAATTCAAGAAACATGAAAGAGTATGGTTTAGCAGTTGTATCAGTAAGTGATTACAACAACAACAATCCACTTCAGTCAGTAATTGACAGAAATGGTAAACAATCTGTAATTTTGACTTCAGTAGCAGGTAGAATTCCTAATAAGAATGTTCTTACAGGAACAGTTGCTGAAAGTGCAAAAATTGTAGCAGGTGAAATGTGCCTAGTACAAATTATGGAGTATGAAGAAGGAGATCCACAAGTTCTTGATGGCCGCATAGACCTTAAAGAATATGGAAGAACTTTCAATTACCGTAAATTGGAAAAAGTATCAGGTCTCCAGCTTGATGAGTACAGAGCTAAACTCGGTAAAGCAGAAGTAGAAATTGTAGCAACTGATAAAAAAGAAGTGCCACAAGGACTTATTGATGAAAGAAAAGCTCGTCAAGAAGAATCTGTAAGCCGTAGAAATGAAAGAGAAAAGAAAGCTGCAACTATGGTAGCTAGTGATTTCAGAGGTGTCTTCTAACCTTTGATTATTGTAAATGTGAGGAAATGGGTAGAGTAAAATTTACCCATTTCTTTTTTACTATTAAATCTTAAAAAAATTATGGGATATACAACACCAGTCTTTAAAAAAGGAAATTATTACACAGCTACAAGTAGAAATAAAAGTAATGATGAAATAGATTGCATTTTTCAATGTACAGAAGATAATAATTTGTATGTTAGTACCAAAATGTTACTTGTTTATACTGAGGCTTATGAAAGTCATGACTATGGATTTGATACTTCAGACCTTGAAGATTTTTATTTTAAAGAAGCTACATTTGAACAAATTGCATGGCTTAAAGCTTGTATAGAAGCTGATGACTTTGTTCCTTTTGAAGAAGTAAAATTAAATGTTAATTACGAAATATATTAAAAGTAATATGGAAAAACAAACACTTCTTAAATCTGATTTTAAAGCTGGTAATTTTTATACTCATGTACAACCTAAAAGCGCAGGTGTTTGGGTAATTGAAGTAATTGAAACTAACAAAAGCTGTAATTATGTTTATACAGGAGCTGGACTTATCTTTAGTAAAGATTATATTTGGAATAATGATCCTACTAGTTACACTAAGGATGCTATTTATAGATTATCAACTCCAGAAGAAATTCAACATTTTCACAAAGCAGCAAAAGAGAATGGATATATCTCTCCAATTATATCTTATGAAGTAGCATATGAAATCTACTAAAACAAGTAAATTATTTAATTTTTATATATAAACAACAAATCAATTTTTATTATGGGAAAAAACACAGTAAAAGCAAACTCAACAGCAGTTTCAGTTAGTAGTAAATTTACACAAGCCGATGTACCAACATTGCTTGAACAAGTAAATGCAAAAATCAAAGAACTAAAAGGAGAAGAAAGTGAGTCCGTAAGGATTACTACAGGACTTGGCCCTTTTGGCTTAATCTCATCTATCAAAGATCCAGGAGTATTGATTGCAGCCTGCTCTTATATCCGTAAAAAAGCAGCAGCTTACAAAGAACTTGTACCAGAATTCCAAGATATGGTTAAATCTTGTAAAATTCCTGCTTTTAAAGAAGGTGGCCACTCAGAGGAAGCATGGGAAAAAGAAATCAAACTTCAATTCCGTAGTGCTACTTTTGAAGCTGAAATTCAAAAACTTACTCAAATTAAAACTGAGTTGGAATCTTGCCTTTCAGAAGATATGAAACTTGCTGCAAAGTTGGCAAATATTTCAGATTTGCTTACTCAATAATTCAGTAATCAAGTAATAAAGAGGGTGGATTTTTCTGCCCTCTTATTATTTTAAACTTTAACTTATGTCAAAATTTAAAATAGGAGATACAGTAAAATGCATTGAAGTAGAAAATATAGATTATTTGGATGATTTTCCAGGAGCAGGTTGGGTTAAAGATAGGGAGTTTAAAATAGATTCTATCTGGTCAGAAGATGATGAACAAGGAGCTTGCTATGGATCTAATAATTTTTCCAATGGAATTAGAGAAGGGGCTTTAGAATTAGTTATAACTCACTATGAAATTTATTAACAATTAAAAACAAAAAAACATTATGGTAAATTACAAGGTATATCCTGATAACTTACCTAACACCAATAAAGAAATAGAACAACTTTTAGAAAAACTACTGAAAGAAAAAGTTTTAAATAATCCTAAATACAATTATAAAGAATTAGGAATAGAAGATCATTCTGGTACACAATTTACGATTAATCATAAATGTACAATGAATTTTAAAGGTGTTTTGGTAATACATATTTTAGGAGCGTATTATGAGCACTCTAAATTTTATTCTACAGCTTTTTTTAATGCTGAAATTCAAAAAAAGCTAAATGCTTTTGAAGAGTACTTAAGAACAAAACCTCAATAATTCTAGTAACACAACTATGAAATACATTTTTATATTAATTGGATACCTAATTTTGCTTTTTGTAGCAGTTTGGGTATTCAATCATATTAATCCTTGGCTAGGGATTTTTGCATTTATAGCTATTATTATTCATATCATATATTATATAAATAACAAAACAAAAAAAACATGAAACCAATTAAATTTTTAGCAGTCATTCTATTTACTACTTTAATCACTTCTTGTGAAAGAGTAGCACCAAATTATCAAGGAGTTCTTATGGAAAACTATGGCAAATCTGGCAAATCTGACTACAGTCTGGTAATGGGTAGAGTTAATACTACAGCTCCAGGAACTGAATTATTTCAAGTACCTTTATTTGAAAAAAGAGGAGAAACTCAAGATCAACTACATCTAAAAGCAGCAGATAATACTGAATTTACAGCAAAACCTGTTTATTCTATTAAAGCTATTTCTAATATGTGTGTAGATATTGTATTTGAAAATAGTAATCTTAAAGCAAATGAAGATTTTTTGCTAGCTATTGAAGACAATATTCTTGAGCCTAAAATTTATGATCTTATGAAAGAAGCTAGTAGAAGTTATACTACAGATACTTTGATGGCTAGTGGAGGTTCTTTAAAATTTGAACAACATGTGCAAGAAGATGTAAAATTGGAATTTGCTAAAAAAGGATTTGAACTTTTATCTTTTTCTTGCCAATTAGACTTTACTGATAAAGTAAAACAAGGTATAGATACAAGAAACGAAGTTAAAACTAGTATTACTACTTTAACTAGTCAAATTGAAGAACAAAGATTGAAAAATGATTTGGCTAAATTACAAGCAGATTATTACAGGATCATTTACACACCTGAATATCTTCAGGAAAGAATGATAGATGCTCTTAAATGGTCTAATAATAGGGTTATTATCACTGATGGTAAGACTCCAGTAATGCTTAGTAATTAAATTTTAAGAACAAATTACAATAATAAACTTCTCTGGGTGGCCATGAGATATACCTTACTCTTAATCGGCAAACATGGGACTGCAAAGAAGTATCACATAGGAGAAGTTTATTTTATTTAACATTAACTTAATAATTAAAAAACAATGGATTCACTAATTAGATTTTTCTTTCATCATGCTGATTATTACAGTACAATATCTGATACAATTAACGGAGGAATTTATGCAATAGTAGCTCTTATAGTTATTGCAATAATTATTAGAATTGTTACAATTTTAATAGCTAGATCTTGCTACGTAATAGAAACAGAAAATAATACTGGAATATTTGTAGTTTCTACTATTATCGCATGTATATATTCTACATTTGAATATCTAACAATTGTGTATATCACTTCTTTTTTTAGTATGGGGTGGTTTATAGCACTTAATATTTTTTATCTATTACTTTGGTCTTTAGGTACAGGTGTAAAAGCCAAATATTCTGCTGATACACTTTCAAAATTATCTTATTTAACTCATGCAGTTTTTACATATTCTTTTAATAAGATTAATTATTTGATATTTATTCAAAAAGAAACAGAATTAACTAAAGCACAATTAAAACCAATAAAATAATGAATACAACAACTAAAAAAAGAATTTCTGAAGTAATTTCAGAAGAAATTGATTTAAAAAAACAAGAACACAAAGCAGAAAAATCTGTATTATTAATTGGAGCAGGAGATCCTGTCATAGAAGAAAATAGAAATATTTACAGGACTTTAAAAGATATTGGTATTGTTAATGCTAGTTTTAATAAAGAACTGGAGCAAGAAGACAATCTTATTTTACAAAGTAGACAAGAAAACAATTTTACTTCTGCTTTAAATTCTCTAATTCAGTTTTATCCTAAAAACAGAATTATTTCTTACCCAGAATTACATTCTGTATTAGTTAAATATGATTTATTTTTAGGGCCATTAGCTGCATATACTAAAGAAATTCCTAAAGACAAAGCTCAGCAACTAATTGAATTATTTGAATATGAAAAAAGAAAATTTACTACCATATGTAATAACTATGTACTTGATTCTTATTCAAATTTTAAAGACAGTGTAAAAATAGGAACTTTAGCAGGTATGATAAATAAAAATCCAGATTTAGGTAACATTGAAGCTCATTATAGTTATGGTAATCAGTCTTTTGGTTATTATATAGCAGCTCCTAAAACTGATTTTGTTAAAAAAGATAGCTATTTAATAAGTAGAGAAATTTGTTATAGTAGTATTTCAAAGGGAAATTTTAAACTAAGTAAAATAAATTTTACTAATCCTTTTACTACGACAACTAATGCTTTAGATAGTATGGTTCCTAAAGATCCAATTATTGTAAGACCTTGGCAAGTTAAAGGTAAATTGTATTTTGTAATAGGCCCAGCTTGGGATAGAGAACAATTTGACCCTAAAATCTTCAATCACATTGTAAATTAAAAGTATAAATAATAAGATTTTTAGTAATTCGATAACCAAAAGAGGGTAAGAATGAGTTTTTTCACGACAACAGACTAGGATATAAGTTTGTATCAAAGAACAAATGGGACTTTAAAAAAGGTTTTAACGCATAAAAAATCTTATTATTTATTTTAAACTTAAATTTTATTAAATTATGAAATTAAAATATCAAATTGTATTAGTTACATTGTTATGTGTAATTATATATCTATTATTTAGCTTTAATCAAGTAACACTTGATATATCTAAATGGACTGAAGGATCTAGAGATGGATGTGCTTCATTAACTGGATTATTAATTACACTAGCTACAATTGTATCTCTTGTAGATTTTTCTGATAAAAAGAAATAATAATTATGAATAGATTTGCATTATATGTTGATCTTTTTTATAGGACTTTTACAATTTTTAACAAAAATAACTTATGACAAATAAAAAACTTATACAAATAGCATCATTTATAGTACTGATGCTTGTTTTTAATCTAATACCTTGGATAGGACTAGCTAACTGGGCAGCTTTTCTTATGGTAATAGGATTAATAGATAGCATACCTACTATACGTTTAAAAGATAATGAATTCTTGTATAAAGCGCAGGATTTTCTAGATCATAAAAATGAATTTAAAAAGTATCTAAAATACAGTTTTGATCATGATAAACTAATCTATATATCTGCTTTTTTATTATGTTTAACAATAGGTTATTATGTCATTTCTGATTTATTTATCTATAAACAAGTATCTACAGATATGAGATTAGCTATTTCTTGTTTTGGTGCAATCTATGGTTTTTATTTTTTTAGATCTTACATACAAGCTTATAAGGAGATGAAACAATGATAATACAATTTTACTAACATGCTATCTATTATAATATTAATAATTTTTTTAACTTTAGCTGCCTTTTTCAAAGCAAGATTAGATTTTCATTCAGAAAATACTAAACATTTAACATGGCAAAACAAATACAAATATACAAAAAACAATTTAAACGAAAATTATATTTTTGAAAAAACTACAAAACAAGATAAACTTAGATATTTATATTTATATACACCTATATATAGTGAAAAATTTGCCTATTCTACTACTTTTTTAGTGGCCAAAACAGACTTATGGCATCTATATCAATTCTTCTTTCTAAGGTCTATATGGACTTGTATTACAGTATTTATGCCTTTATCAGGCTGGTGGAAATTAGGATTTATATTTATTATTTTTCCTATATTTTTTGGAATAATATTTGAAATTTTTTACAAAACAAAGAAATGAATATATTTAGAAGAATCTTAAATTTTATTGCTGATAGTATAGAAACTGAAAATAAAGAAGAAATTTTCCATCATCCTGTAACTGGGTATAGTGGAAATAGATCTAATATGGATACTTACATTATAAACAGAGAAAAGAAATTAAAAAATGACAAATACTAATATAAAAATTGGGGATATTATTCAAATTAATACCGAAAATCTTTTAACTACTGGTGCATTAAATAATAAAGGTTTAATTTGTAAAATAAGTAAAATTAGAAATACTGACGGTAATCATGGTGTTATAAATAGAAATGCTTTTATACATATTGCAAATTTAGAAGGAAATGATATAACAACTAACGGTATTTGGTTACATGAATTTACTATTTCAAGTAATTCATCTATTATTTATGAAATATACTAATTAAAAAACAAAAAAAATTATGAAAAAAGAAGACTTTAGAAAAGGAAATATTTATACAGTAAAAGAAGTTGTTAGTGGGGTAGAGTATGTGTTTCAATGGTTAGATGATAGAATTGGAGCTTACACTTATATAAAAAAAGGCACTCATCATTCTAATGGAGGAGCTTGGGCTAACTATTTTATAGGCAGTGAAGCTACTAAAGAACAGATAGAATTACTACTTAGAAATCGTCATTTTAAACCAGAATTGTATAATCCTCAAATTTCATACGAAGTTTACTAAATATTTTTAAATTATGAGAAGATTACAAGATTGTACTAATGATTATGGTGGTATTCTTATAACAGAACAAGAAATACCTACTTTACTAAAGGTAGGCTACTTTGAAGATGATTCCTGTTATTGGTCAGAACAAGATAAATGGTTTGATGAAGAAGAATCTGATGAAAATGAATTAAATTTTATTTACAATAAATGGGATAAATTACCTTTTAGAGAATCTAGATGGGAATATTGGACTAGAGTTACAAATATATCAGGCTGGAGTTTTCCTTGGCATAAACATTATTTTACTAGTAATAAATGTCCATATAAAATTAAAAAAAGGATATTAAAATCTAGTATTGGAGATTCTTTTGATAATGCTTTTAGTAAATATTGTAAATTAGTAGAACCTAGATACCAAAAAGACTTTGAGAAGGAATTTAGTTCTCCAAGATTATCTTATTATTATAATAGAAATGATTCTAATTTTTATTTAAATGAATATGGTATTATTCTCGTAAAACCTAAAATTAAAAAAAATCTTTATGTTATAAGATCTAAAGATTTTCAAACTGTAAAAGAATATGTACATAAAATTATTGGTGATAAAATAAGTAAAGAAACTTTTGAAATTCTTCCTAATAAATATGGAAGAAAATATGGTTATTACTTACAAGATCAGTATGAAGAAGTAATTAAAGTAATTAAAGGTTATGAATTTGAAGTAGGTTGTAATGATTATAGATATAAAAGATATAGAGCTGAACTTAACCAAAAACAAAAAGCTGAAAGAAAATTTGCTAAAAAACAAAAAGCAGCTAGAGTCTATGATTTTATGACTGAAAGAGAAAAGTTCAATAAAGCTAATAAATTAGATAAACAAAAACTTCAATCTCATGGTTTTGATGAAAATTCATTTAAAAGACATCATGGTAGAAAATATAGAAAATCACATAAATTAGAAAAACATGAATAAAAAAATTGAATATGAAATCTATTAATTTTTTAATAATATGAAAGTAGGAGATAAAATAAGAAGATTACCTAAATACCAAACTGGAAATTGGGAAAACGAATGTGAAGAATACGAGTTTAAAAAAGATTCTATATTAACTGTTAGCAAAATGGAGGGAAATCATCCTTGTATAAAAGAATTTATAAATAATAAAGGAAATTGGTATTTCGACAGATTTGAAGTAATAGAATCCGAATTGCAATATGAAATCTATTAAAAAAATTAGTTTATGAAAAAAGGAGATAAAATCAGAAGATTACCAAGTGCTAGAGGAGAAACTTGGGTTAAAAAATGTACTCAAAATGGTATAAAACCTGATGCTATACTTACTGTATTACAATTAGACCCAGAAAATGATCCAGAAATAGCTGAGTTTGCAGTAAGTCAAAGAGGCTGGTATGCTAATAACTTTGAAATAGTTAATACAGAATTAGAATATGAAATCTATTGAAAGTGAATTTGAAATAGGACAATGGTATAAATCTAGCTATCAGCAATATGATCGTTATTCAATTGTACTCTACTTTAAACTATCTAAAATAATAAATAATAGCGAATTACAAACTAAAGAACATGTTAGAAGTAATGGAACTCATACATTACTTAAAAGACTATCTTTTACAGATTTTGTACATAATAACCCTAGAAAAGTATCTGAAGAAGATGTTAAAGCTTTTGTTTTAAGTAAAGGTAAAATCTGGTTACACACTAAAAACATGGAAAATACTATTTATGAGATCTACTAATAATTAATCATATGAAAGAAGGAGATAAAGTTATAAGAAAAATAGAAAATCAGGAAGATTTTATGTGGCTTACAATGTGTAAACGATATAATATTCTTCCAAATTCAGTTCTTACTATTTCTAAAGATAATGGTATAACACTTATGTTTGATGAAACTGATGATTGTAAAGCGTCAGTACTTTATTATGAATTAGTAAATTCTGAAGCTATATATGAAATCTACTAATTATGGAAATAGAATTAGCACATAAAACTATAGTATGGTCTATTTACTCTGCAAATGGCTATAAATGGAGCCCTGAAAAAATACAGTCTGAATTACCATCTGAATTAAAATATCTGACTACTATTCAAATAAAAGAGATTTTAGACTGGTTTGAAGAATACTACTGGGAAGAAGAAGAGTTTTTAAACAATTTAAGACAACATTACCATGAACAAAGAAAATTATAAATTTGATATAGGAGATAAAGTAAAAGTTATTAAATGTGGATGTGGTATTAGATATGAAGATAAAGGAGTAATAGTAACTATAGTAAAACAAGGTAATTATCCATATCCAAATCATTTAGGTTATGTAGTAGATCCTCCAATAGGTAATTCTAGAGATTATTTAGGCGCACCTTACTTTGGATTTATAGGAGAAGAATCTTTTGAATTAGTAGAAAAAGGAGAACCACAATATGAGTTATACTGAAATACAATTTAAAGTTGGAGACAAAGTAAGAAGAACTAAAGAAGCTTTAGATAAGAATATAGGATCATGGAGTTCAAGATGTAATGAATATGGTGTTTCTTATACTGAAGAAGTTACTGTAATTCAAATATTTGGTGTTAATTATACTGTCTCAAGCTTAACTAAACCTGATTTTAAATATGTAGGATCTGCTGAATATTTTGAGTTAACACAACAAAAAATTTATTATGAAGTATATTAATTTTGAAGAAGGAGAAGAAGTAAGAATTATATCTTGCTCATATAAAAATGGTTCTTATACACATCTTATAGGTAAGATAGGAACTGTTGATTATACAGGCCCCAGAAGAGAAAATGACATAATGCATTTATCTAATAATAAATGGGGTAAAAACTTTTACGTGAAAGATTTACAAATAATAAATCCTAAAACAATAGATTATGAAGCTTACTGATGAAAACATAGGACAATGGTATAAATGGCTATATAAAACTACAGATCCTGAATATATGCTTTATTATAGGTATATGGGTATTGTAGATAAAATAAGTATACAAATAGAAGGATCTATATCAAGAGGTGGGGGATTACAGGCTAATACTCATACTTCTAGACATACTCTTCTTAGTGAATCTGTTGAAGTAGAAGAATCTGAAGTAAGAGAGTTTTATTTAAAACATGGTCATAGATGGGAGTTTGAAATTAAATACGAAATATATTAAAATTATGAAGGATTTTAAAATTGGCAAATTAGTAAAAGTAATATATTCTGATGGAAATAGTTGGATGGGTAGAGTATCCAAAGGTAATGTAAAAGATTTTGAGACTTATACTTCTTTATGTATTCACAGAAAAACTTATGAGCTTTATAAAGGAATATTTCATCTACATGATAAAGTAATAGATCCTACCCCTGAAGAGATAAAATGGTTTGAAGCTTGTGAAAAGGAAAATAAATTCATACCTCTTGAAGAAATTAATACAGAACCACAATACGAAACTTACTAATGATTTATTTTTTAGGTAATAAAGATCTTTTTTCAGATGATATAAGTTATTGTACTGAAGAACAAATATTAGAATACTGTAGGTTTAAACCTAAATTAGGATTAGATATAGAAACTACTAGAAAATATGCTATAAACAAATACAAAGAAGACATTTATAAACCTGGTTTAGATCCTTACATGACTAAAATCTGTATGCTTCAAATAGGAGATTTAAATAATCAATTTGTAATAGATGTTAGAACACATAGTATTGAATTTCTTAAAACTGTGTTAGAAGATGAATCAGTATTAAAAGTAGGTCATAATCTAAAATTTGAAGGTAAGCATATTCTTCTGGGGTATAGTATTTTTATAAAAAATGTATGGGATACTATGATTTGTGAAAGGATTCTTTATAATGGAGAACCTATTAAATATTCTTTACAAGCTTTAGCAGGTCGATATTTAGGAATTTTGCCCAGAGAAGAATTAAGTTTGTTTGAAGAGGAAGAAGTAGAAGATTTAGAACCTGTTGAAGAATTAGATGATTTAAACTTTTTAGATTATAAAGAAAAAATTTACATAGACAAGTCTATTAGAACTAATTTTATCAATATAGGATCTAGGCCTTTTACATTAGATGAAATTAAATATGGTGTAAATGATATTATTTATCCTTTGCAGATTCAAAGTATTCAAAACAAAGGTAGATTAATTGACGGTGAATTATATAATCCTATTAATGGATTTTACACTGAAAATAAATTTACCCAAGTTTTGGCCAAAATCGAATTAAGAGGTATTAAGGTTTATCAAGAAAAATGGAAAGAAGTTTATAAAAAAAATAAACAAATACATACTGATAAGATTGGTAGATTAGATTTATGGGTGCAAAAAAATCATCCTAAATTTGCTACTCAATATGATTTATTTAATTCAGAACCTACTTGTAGTATAATGTGGAGTTCACCTGCTGAAGTTATAAAATTTGCTAAATATTTAGGAATTTGTCCTAAAGAAAAATCTAAATTTACAGGTACGGAAGAATACACTGTTGGCGCTAAAGCTATGTTTAAACTTCTTACTAATGAAAATAAAGAAAAATTTTATAAAGATCAGGAAATAGAATTTCAAGATAAAAATGACACTCAAGCTTTTATTCTTAATTTTTTATTATCTAAAAAATATCAACAGCTTACAACTACTTTTGGCTTAGAATGGCTAAGATTTATACATCCTATTACAGGTAAAGTACATACTAACTTTATTCAATTAATGAATACAGGTAGAATGAGTAGCACTAGTCCTAATTTACAACAAATTCCCAGTGGTAAAGTTTGGAGAGAAATGTTTATATCTGAAGATAATAAAAATTTAGTATCTACTGATTTTTCGGCCCAAGAAGTTAGAATAGCTGCTGAAGTTACTAAAGTTAAAAATCTTCAAGATTTATTTATACATGGACATCCAATATTTAAGAAAGATGTTCATAGTTTGACAGCTACTAACATGTTTAAAATTATTACAGGAGATCCTGAATGGATATGTGATCCTTCTAAACATAAAAAAGAAAGAAATGTAGCTAAAGCAATGATTTTTAAAATTCTTTACGGTAAAAAATTAAAATTTGTAAGGAAATTACTGCTTACAAAGAAAAAGAAATCAATTTGCCGCATTATTAAGTAATTAGTAATGATAAAAGAGGGATAAACGGGGAAAGTCCTATGTCTAGGATAATCCCGTACCAAGCATAAGTTTAAATAATTTATGAAGGTCGAACGACTAGTTAGTGAAACTTAGAAATAAGAATATAATCTAACCACGAAACCCCTCAACCCTAATTAGGGTTATGATATAGTCTAAACTGTAACTATAAATAAAATTACAGAAACATAGGATAAAGAGCCTATGTGATAATACAATTGGGTTCAGATTTTACTATTTCTCAAGATTTAGGAGTAAATTTAGAAGAAGGAACTAAGTTTTTTAGAGCTTTTATGGATGCTTATCCAGGTTTAGAAAAGAATTTTGCAGATACTAAAAAATTGGCATTACAAAGAGGTTGGATAGAACTTGATCCATTTACTAAGAAAAGATACTTTTTTCCACATTATAAAGAAATGTTAGCTTTACATAAAAGAGCCTCTGCTTATTATCCTGAAAATTATAATACTTATACAAAAGAAGAAAAAGCTATATTTAAAGCTGATCTTAAAATCAAATCTCCAGAATTATCTGGTATTTGGAAACAGTATATGATATTTAAAGGAAAATTAGAAAGAGCTTCTCTTAATTATAGAATTCAATCTAATGCTTCTACAATGATGAAAATAGCAGCTATTATGATAGAAAAAAATAATAATAGTTTGGAAGAAGGGTTGCTATTAATAGTACACGATGAAACAGTAGAAACATATTTAATTGAAAAAACTAAAGATAAATCTAAATTTACTGTAGAGTGTATGAAAAATGCTGGTAAAGTAACATGTAAAAAAGTTCCTATGGATGCAGTATCTGAAATAGGTGATTATTGGATACATTAATTAAAAAAAATAATAAAAATGACAAATGAAAATTCAATCCCTGAAAAATGGTACGTTAAAGGCCCTATAAAAGAAATAGGAACAGGTAATTTTGATACAAAGTATTGGTCTGGACGTGGTAATTTAGGTTACTATTGGGTAAAAGATAATGTCTTACAATACGGAGATGTACCTAAAGGTTATACTCAAATTACAATTGATCAGTATAAAGAACTAATAAATAAACAAACTGATGGAGAAAAAGAAATTATTTACGAAGCCTACTAAAATAGCAATAGAATGTAATTGTGAAGAACATTTTAATATACTGATGGATTTATTAAGAACTACTTATAGTAAATATGAACATGTATCTATATTAAGGTCAGGTTATGCAAATCCACATTTAGATATAAAAAATGGGTCTTATGCTGGAAAAGAATGGTTTTTAAATGAAAATTATGAATGTATAACATTTGCTGAATTTGAAGTTAGGTATTTAAATAAAGAAATATCCTATGAAATATATTAGAATAAAAACAAAAGAAGAATTTATCAAAGATGGGTTGTGGACTAATGCAAGAAAAGAATATGAAGGTAATCCAATAGGCTGGGAATCTGCTGGAAAAATGAATGAATATTTAGGATTTAAAATGGAACATATGCATAGTATTCCAAATTCTACAGTAAGATTTAAAGGCTGGGCTTTTGTACCTGAAGATTTTATTTTAGTTCACGAAAATTATGAAAATTATGAAATTTACTAATCATTTTTATGTTATCTATGAAGATTTATTATCTGAAGATAAATTTAATAAGATAAAAAACGCTCTTACTAATAAAGGGATTTTACCTGGATACCATATTACTAATTTTAATTATGAGGGGTATAAGTATTTTAGTCCTGGAAGTCGTAACATTTATATAAGAATAGAAAAAAATAATGCAGCTTATCTAGATAACAATAAACAAAATCATGAAATAAAATTAAGTATAGAAGAATTTGAAAAATTTTTTTTAATGCTAAAAGATGATATTAACTATGAAATATATTAAATCAATGATTTAAAACAATTTATGAAGAAAGCAGATCAAGAAGAAAACTGGATGGTACTTGAAACACAGGCCTATCAAGTAAACAAAGCAAGAGAAGTACTCAGTAAATTAAAGATAAAAGAAAATACTGAAGAAAGAGTAGATCTGTTGTTAAATGATAAGTTTAATACACTTATCAATATATCTCTTAAAACAATGAAAGAATTAAGAGAGAAATTTAAAACTGAAAAAGAGATAAAGAAGCAGTATAGATTAAAATACAACTTAAAATGAAGTATATAATAGATACAAATAGTGAATTATCTCCTGATCTTCAATGGTTTTTATACCTTATAAAAGAAGGTAAAACAGAAGAAGCTAATAAATTTGAAACTGAAAATAGTCCATTTGAAGGAAATCCAATAGAACCTTATAGGGATAAATTAATTAGGCTAGGATATTTAGTTTCTACAGACAAAGTAAATAAACTTAAGAAAAGTAAAGTTAGTACATTAGATGCATTAGTAGAAGAAATAGTTGATCTTTATTTAGATAAGTTTAAAAACAAAAAAACAGGAGTAGCTGGGGATAAGCCTAAAGTAATTAAAAAACTTAAAGCTTTCTTTGAAGAGTATCCAAAATTTGCTGATAAAGATATAGTGTTATCAGCTACTACTAGATATATAAACTCATGTGCTAGAAGTAATTTTCAATACTTAGTTAAAGCACATTATTTTATTTATAAAGACGAAAAAGATGGATTTGGCGCTAGTTCTCAACTAGCTAATTTCTGTGAAGAAGTTGATGGATTAAGTAACACTACAGTTACTGATAATTATGATGTAGGATGAGTATATTAAGAGAAAGAGTTAAAGCTGGATTATCTGGCGATTATGAGGGTCTTAATAATGGTTTTAATAGAATTAATGAGTATATATTTGGTACTCAAAAATCTACAATTTTATTACTTGGTGGAGAAAGCGGTACTTATAAAACTACATTAGTAGATTTTATAGTGAGAAATAATATGGAAGATGCAGAAGCTAAAGGTATCAAGCTTAATGTATTTTATAATTCATGGGAGATTGATGAGCTAACTAAAAAATGTAACTGGCTCTCTTCTCATATTTATGATAAATATAAAATAATTATTCCTCCTAAAGTAATTAAAGGTTTAGGCACTAACAGGCTAACTAAAGATCAACAGGAATTAGTAGAATCAGAAATAGATTATATAGACGAATTATTTAAAAAAATAAAATGGTCTTATACTCCAATGAATCCTACAGGAGTCTATAAACAACTTTATGACTTTATGGAGAAAAGAGGTAAGATTATGTATGAATCTTATACTGATGAAGCTGGGGTTCTTAAACAAAAACCTCATAAATTTATAGCTGATGATCCTACAGAAGTAAATTTAGTTATAACAGATCACTTATACTATCTTAAAAAAGAACGAGGATTTCAAACTAAGGAAGTAATAGATAAGTTTTCTGAATATTGTGTATTTCATAGAAATTTATTTAATATAAGTTTTATTCATTTACAGCAGTTTAATGATGGGTTAAGTAGTATAGATAGGCAAAAGTTTAAAGGTGTTGATATAAGCCCTCAGAAAACAGATTTTAAAGATACTAGAAATACATTTGCAGATTCTGATATAGTATTAGGTACAATGAATCCTTTTAAACTAGATTTAGATAACTGTTGTAGATATGATGTAAAAAGATTAGGAAAATTCTTTGTGGCTTTAAAACTAATAAAAAACAGATTAGAAGAAGACAATGTAATGTTTCCTTTATATGTAAATCCTAATGCTGGGACTTTTGAAGAATTGCCTAGAGATCCAGCTGGATTTGATTATAGTAAATACAATATAAAAAAATAATGAAGCCACAAATAGCAAAACTATGGTGTGAAGCACTTAGATCTGGTGAGTTTAAGCAAGGTACGGGTAAATTAAGACAAGTTGATGAACATGATGGGAAAAAGTATTGTTGTTTAGGAATACTTTGTGAATTATACTCTAAAGATTTAGAAAAAAAGAAAAAACCAAGTACAAATCTTTATTATAAAAATTTGCTTTTACCTCTCGAAGTTCAAAAATGGGCAGGTTTTAGAGTTGATGATGGTATATGTTTTAATAAATATAAAGGCAAAGACGGATTAATGTATAGTAGTTTAAGCTCACTTAATGATAGTGGTATAACATTTAAACGAATAGCAAATATAATTGAAAAAGAAGTTGAAAATTTATGAGTGCAATAGCGATAGTAGGAAAATCTGGAGAAGGAAAAAGTACTTCAATGGGAAGTATTCCAGAGTTAGAAATTGAAGGTTTAAATCCAAAAGAAACATTTTTAATAAATGTAACCGCTGGTAAAGATCTTCCATTTAGAGGTTGGAGAAAATTGTATAATTCTGAAAATAAGAATTATCTAGAAACTACAGATGCTAAAAAAATAGCAGAGCTGATAGCGAATATATCAAGTAAAGCTCCTAATATTAAAAACATTGTAGTAGATGATGGGCAGTTTATAATGTCCTTTGAATACATGAGTAGAGCTAAAGAAAATGGTTATAATAAGTTTGTAGATCTAGGAGTTAATACTAAAATTCTTATAGATGCAGCTAAAGCCACAAGACCTGATCTTAAAGTATATTTTATGTGGCATACTGAGGATAATAAAGAATTTGGCCTTAAAATGAAGACAGTAGGTAATATGATAGATCAATACCTCACTCTAGAAGGCTTATTTACTATTATTCTTTACAGTAAAGTAGAAAAAGGAGTTGGAAATAAAATGAAATATGAATTTGTTACTAACAATGATGGAAAATATCCAGCTAAATCACCAGTAGGCATGTTTAAAGATATGTATATTAAAAATGATTTAGGATTTGTGAATAAACAAATTGATGATTATTACAATGGATAATAATGTATAGAGATATATTTGGAAATGTACCTAAAATTGGAGATATAATCATAATATCTAATAACAGAACTACGTCATTAGACTGTTGTGTAATTGAAAGCTTTGGAAAAAATACTATTAACCTACATACAAAAGGAATAAATGGTAAAAATATTATTTTCAAGGGATTAAATTGCCTAACTTTTAAATGGTTTGGACAACAATTAAGAGGTAGAGATTATTTAATAATAGGTAATATAGACACAGATAAACAACACATAAAAACAATTTAAAAAATGAGTGAAATTCAATGGGGTTTGGAAAAAAGAGAACCCAAAAAAAAGATTGATTATTATAAAGAAAAAGCAATAATGACAATTATTCTTCCAGCAGAGGGAGAAAAAACTACAGATATTCTTTTTAATTCTAAGGCCACAGACTTGTTGGGACTTGATAAAAATTCTGTAGTAAGTGTTAGCTTTAAAGATGGTATTGTAGGTAATCTTACAACTGTAAAAGAAGCTGATGGTAAAACTTATTTCCCAGTTTATACTAACAATGAGTATGCTGGAGCTTACTTTATTAATAAACCAGTAGCTGATTCTCTTACTGAAAAGTATAACCTTACATATTTTGGTAGACTAGCTCACATTGAGCTTAGTACAGAAGTAACTGAAGGTACAATTCCTACTTTGAATATTGTAGGACAACTTCAACAACCTGGTACTGGTGGTACTTTATTAGAAAAAACAGTTAACTATGAAGACGCTGTTTAATTTTAAGACAAATGCACAAAAGTTTAGTGATAGCTCTAATAATATTATTAAAGTATTTACTAATGCAGTAAACGACTTGATGTTAGAAAATTCAAAAATTTCAGAAGTTTCAAAAAATAATACAGAACAAATTATTGAACTAGAAACAGAAAATGAAGAATTAACTAAAATCAAAAATCAAAACGAGAATATAATTTTAAAAATCAAAAATATTTATGAGTAACAGTGAAAAATTTAATTGGGAAGACTATGATAATGGCCCAAAAACAGTAATTTTCAATGCAGGAAAAGCAGGAGAATTGACTTGTACAGCTAAATTAAGAAATACAACAGGAGAGCTAGGGCCTAATGGTAATCCATTACCTCTTTATATGCTCACTTTAAGTGATGCTAATAATGTAGATGAAAAAGGAGCCGTTAAAACTCTGGAAGTAGCTTACTATAGCCCTAAAGTTGTTGATCAATCTTTAGAAGCTGATCTTCTAAAAAGAGCTAAAAATGCTGAAAAAGCTAATATGCTAAGTGCTAAAGCATTGTATGAAGCTATGGTAGGTGGAACTATGCCAATGGGTAGTACACCTCAAGAAGCTTTTACATTGGTAATGGAAGCATGTGTAGCTATTGGTGAAAAGCAAGTTAGAGCTTTTGTAGAATATGCTAAAACTAATAAACCTCATAGATATTTAACTATGAGAACTGGTTTTAAAAAAGGTATTTTAGCTAATAGCAGTACTGAAGTTTTTGAAGCTTCAGATTTTATGAACAGACCACCTGCTCCTAATACTGAAAGCACTACTACAACTGCAACAGCAGCTGCTGGTGATGATCTTCCTTTTTAGTATTTAGTGCATAATAGCAAAACCAGAAAATAAATAGTCAAATAAAGAAATAGGGTACTACACTTATAGTACCCTATTTTTCTTTTATATTAAATCTTTTAAAGAACAATCCTCAATATGAAAACAGAACTTTTAGAAACACAAAGTGAATTTAAAGCAGATTTAACTAAATTAGCTCAATTATTTTTTTCAAACAATAATCCCAGACTTGTTTTAGCACCTCATTATTTTTTTGATACTAAGGATGAAGTAGCAATAACTCAATTTGTTTGTAATATGTTTGAAGTAAATTATAATGACTTTATTAACATTAAAACAAAAACAAGAGGTAAAACTAGTCATAATACTTTTAACAATAAACATGGGCAAATTATATCCGTTTTAAGTTACGTTTTTAGAAATCATTTGCAATTAGGGTTAGAGAAAATTGCTTTTAAACTTAAATTAAAAAGCCATTCTTCAACTTTATGGGCATTTAAAAATCTAGAAACTTGGATTTCTGTAGAACCTGAGTTTAGAAAAATAACTGAAGTGTGTTTAAACACTATTAATCCAGACCTACTTCCTATTAAAAAATATGTAAAGCTTAAAAAAAGCCAAGTACCTATTATAGAATGTGTAGAAGATGGTAAAAAATTCTTTTCTAAAAAACAAGCTGCATTGGAGTATAAAATGACTGAAAGAACTATTGGGAAATCTTTAGATTCTGGCCAAGCTTATGGTAAAAATCCTAAGACTTTTAAATGGTTAACAAATGTATCTTGATTACTTATACGACTTTAGTTATGAGGAATTAGAAAACAAATTTGGACAGGCCTATTTACTAACTTATTTATATCCCGATCTTAAATTAGGTAAAAATCATAGTCCTTTAAGGAAAGATGAAAACCCTAGTTTTTTAATAAGTGCTGATTCTAATAATAGAATTCATTGGACAGATATGAGGACTAAAGAAAGTGGTAATTTATACTCTCTTATTATTGAAAAAGAAGCTAGTGTTACTGATTTTTCCACATCATTAGATTTTATAAACAGGAATATTAGAAGATTAAATATTACTCCAAGTAATAAAATAATTTTACCTAACACTGTACAAAAAAGAAAGTTTAAATTAGGAGTTTTAAGAAGAAATTGGACTACAAAAGATTTGGAATATTGGGCTCAATTTGGTATTTCTTTACAAACACTAAAGAAATATAGAGTTGACCCAATAGACCTTATTTACTTTAATCCAAATACTCTTGATGAACAAATTGTTGAAGCTGATGAATTTGCTTATGTTTTTAAAGAAGAAAAAGATGGTGTAGTAACTTTAAAAATTTATCAACCTTATTCTAAAACTTTAAAATTCTTATCTGATGTAACAGAAGCAGATGCAGTTTGGTTAGGCTGGGATCAAATGGATAAAACTGGAGAAACTTTAATATGGACTAAATCTTTAAAAGATGTAATGAGTATTAAAGAGACTACAGGTTACAATGCTGTTAGTTTACAGTCAGAATCTTGGCTACCAAAAAAACAAGTTGTAGAAGTATTGAAAAGTAGATTTAAAAAAATATTTATACTTTATGATAATGATTACAATTCAGAAATTAATTGGGGTAGAGAAGCTGGTAAAAAACTAGCAGAAATGTTTAATTTACCTCAAATAGAAATACCTATAAGGTATCTAACTAAAGATTATAGTAGTTTATACCATAAATATAAAACTACTGCAAGAACAATATTAAAAACTATAATAAAATGAAAATTAAAGAGGAAAAAAATCCATATAATACAAAAAGCTGGAGTAGAATGTCTGCTATAAATAAAAGAAAATCTATAGCTTGGGATGTTTTATTTCAAATGAAATTAAAAAATGTAAAAGCTGGGACAGGGTATTGCAGTATTGAGAGTATAAGTAACAGAAAAGACACTAAAAAATATATAGAAGGTATTATTTCTAGTGAACAAAGTTGTTATTCTTGTGCTATGGGTACTTTAATGACAGTTGAAATTCTTAATAGAAATTCTTTTAAAGGAGCATGGAAAGATGTACATATAATTAAAAGATTTGACGGAATTTTTTCTGAATTTCAATTAAGATTAATTGAAGCTGCTTATGAAAGAGGTTCAATGCCTAGTGTAAGTGTGCTCAGAGACAAAATTGGTAATGTATTACCTATTACTAAAAAAGCTATAAGATTTGGTGATAAGTATGTATATTCTGAACAACGTCTTAAAGGTATTATGAAAAACATCATAAAAGATGAAAAAGGTTTATTCTTGGGAGTAGACATAAAAACAAAATAAAAATTATGGAACAACAAAATAAAGTATTTTTCTTTCACAGCCCTGCCATAGAGCATTTTTTGGTGGATGAAAAAATGGAAAGAGAAATAAAAGATGCATACAATGAGGAGTTTTTAAATAAACTAGAAGCCGCTAAAACATCTAGATTTTTTGTAGAGTGTGAGAGTTTAAAAAACGGCCATCTCTATTTAAATGTACCTAGAGTTTGTGTAAGAGCAGAAGTTACAGATAACGGAGCTGATTTTACAGTAGCTAGATGTAGTCCTGAAGATAGGTACGTAAGAGCTTCAGCAAGATCTCTGTGTGAAAAAAGACAAAAAGAAGGTAAGTTCTATTCTATATATAAAGAAAAAAATACTGAATTTACTACAGAATGGTTTATTACTGAAGCTGAAAAAATAGTTCTTGAAACTGTTAGAAGTGGGCATAAAATCATAAGTTTGAAAAAATGAGTAAGTTAGTAATAACTATTCCTCAATTTATAACTCATGTAAGAGTAAGGCCTCCTAATATAAGTGGTAAACCAAGTAAATCTAAAAAGTCAGACTATTGGAAGTTAAATTACAATAGATTATATTCTAATTCTATACACTTTGCTGTTAGAAACTATATGGCTTCTCAATTGCATGACTTTTTAGATAAACATATACCAAAAACTAGTACTATTAAAACTCCTGTTACAATAAAACTAGAGTTTCATGTCCCTATTAATTATGGTAGCTTAAGTATTAGAAAAAACGTTACTACTTTACAATATGAGTTATGTTGGAAGCCTCCTAAACCTAATTATACACCAAATTGGGATGACGATAACGCTTTCTTTTATTTATGGTATAAAACTATTAAAGACCATATTTCTGGTAGACATGCTAAAGGCCAAAATATAATAGGATTAATTCCTAATGACAGTGTACAATATTGCAGAGGAGGTAGTTGGGATATAGTCTATGTAGATCACATAGATGATAGAAAATTAATAATAACAATTGAGGAAATATAAAATATGGCAATAATTAAAAAAGAAGAGTATAGAGATTATGATGCAATTAATCAGAGTAAAGCTAAATTAATTGTAAATCCTCTATTATATAAAAATTATAGTCCGCCAGAAGATGATGGGGAAGAGAAAGATCACTTAAGATTTGGAAGTTTTCAAGATGAACTACTTCTAGCTTCAGATGATATTTGGGATAAATATATAGTATGTAATGTAGAAAAACCAACTGCTAGTTTATTAGATTTAGCAAATGCTTGTTATAAAAACGATATTATAGCTAAAGAAGATATAGCCCAAAAAGCTATTGATATGAATCTTTGGGGTAATATTAAAAAGCCTGAAGTTTTGGTAAAAAGATTTGATAATAAATTATTCTGGGATTATATGGAGTTTTTATCTAATTCAGAAGGTAAATCAGTTTTAACTGACCTAGAATATGATTTAGCTTTACATAATTTTAATAATCTACATTATTCTTTAAAAGACAGAATGGCTAAAGTCTGTCTAACTGGTGAATATAAAGGCATGTTATTAAAAGGTGAGCTAGATTATCTTTATATTAATCATGATTTAAAAACATGGAGAGTTGAAGATTTAAAGTCTACAGCAGATGTAGCTAATTTTGACAGATCTATTCTTAAATGGAGGTATGACTTTCAAATACCTTTTTACGAATATCTAGTAGAACAAAATAGAAATTTATTAGGAATTCCTGCTGATTATTGTAAAGTTCCAGGTAGATGGCATGTAGTATCAAATGCTATTAAAATGGCTAATTATACTTATATAAATGTCTGGGATTCATGGAAATCTTTTTGGGAAAATGGTAGATATTATATGGGAGTTCAAGAAGCTTTAGATAGGTTACATTGGCACAACAAAGAAAATAAATGGGAATATCCTTTAGAACATTATAAAGATGGATTTTTGAGTCCTAAAACAAATGTTAGATATGAACCAGAACCTATTAACACAAATTACAGATTAGAACTATGATAGATAAAAAATACAGATTCTTTTATCATTATAGAAGATCTGATGGAAAAATGTCTGTTCATTTTAAGAAAAGCTGTATTCCATGTAATGATGTTATTTGTAAAGTTCCATGTGAGACTAAAAGAAATAAAATTCAACCTTTTCTAGTATTACAAGGATTTGCAAAAGATGTAATAATTAATAAAAATACAGTCACAATTATATGATAACATTATTAGATAACTATTGTAATATGTTTTTAACTCCTCTTTTAAAACTGAATAGGGATTGGCTAAAAAAAGAAATAAAAGGACATAGAAGATTAGTGAATTCATATATTAAACATGAAGGATTAGGGGCTTATGAAGAAGATTGTTTATCAGTTGTAATACATAATTATCAGACTACAGATTTTAAAGAAGAAGAAGATAAAATATTATTACATTCTGATGTTATAGGATATTATGATATAGCTGATACTAAATATGGAGTTATAGTTTTCAATATGACTAGATACCCAGACTACTATTTATTTTTAGAAGGAAGTTACTCTAAATTTTCTGATTGGGCTAAACAATTAATTATAGAAAAGTATGTTTGTAGAGAACCTGAAATGGTTTCAGCTAAAGCTATATTAGATAAAAGTGATTCTTTGAAAAAACTAATAGCAGAAAGATTTGCAGTGGAGCCAGATACTTTAGATGAATTAGGCTCTATATGGAATCAAGCTACACAGTCTAATATCTTAACTAAAGAAATTATGTTAGAATTAGAAAATAGTGGAAAAATTAAAATAAAACCACAATTATGAGCAAGAAATACAGAGTAGTAAAGAATCCTGATTATAAGAAAGTATCAGGTACTGGAAAAGATAGTAGTAGTAGTAAATACATGGTTCCTAGTATTAGTAAATTTGCTGTTTATTATAGCAGTACTTTAATATGCCATATACCTAATTATTTAGAAAATGCAGAAGGCTGGGCTACTAGATTAGCTAATTTACTTAATGAAGACTCAAAATATAGAATTAAAGGAATAGACGCATGATTAAGTATAATTATAAAGATATTATTGTAACCACTTTAAGAAATGATTTAGTATTTGGAGTAGTTAAAAAAGTAAACCTAGAAAAAAATAATGTTCATTATTATAGAATTGGTAAACACTATAATAACAATAGTGTAGAAAGTCTATGTAGTGGTTGGAATTATTCTTGGTGTATTGCTAGGACTACTTTAGAACATCTTAAAGAAAGAGGTATAGAAGATTCATATAACAATTTAATAAAACTATTATGAGTGAATTTAAAAGAGGAGATTTAGTGATTAGGGCAATTTCAAGTAATATAGATATAGCTATAATTGAATCTAAAGGGAAAACAAATTATAGACTTGTACCTATAGTTTTAAATCCAAAAGCAGGATCGCAAGATTATATGCTTAAGCTAGAAAAATTACAAGGTACAAAACCATTAAATATAAATAATTGGAAGGTGCCTATGTATAGGGGTACACCTAGTACTTATAGGTATAAATATAAAGGTAATAAATATGCGATGGGAGATGTTGTACCTATACTTGAAACTATAAATCTGCCACATTCTAATCCTATAAAATTAAGAAAATATTCTAAAGAGTTTCTTACACAGGAAGAATTAGATTTTTATAACAAAGCAATAAATTTAATGAATAAATAAGTATGTCAATTATAAGTATTGAAAAAGAACAACAAAGTGTTAGATCTATAGAAAAAGCTATAGATGCTGGTGCTAATAGTTTAGTTTTTGATATATTACAAAAGACTCAGTATACAAAACCAATAGATAGTTGTGTAAGGGAATCCTGCACAAACTCTATAGATGCTTTAAAAGAAAAAGAAGTAGCAAAATTAATATTAACGGGAAAGGCAAAAGAAGAGGATTATTTTATCAAGAGGACAGGAGAACAATATAAGGATAGTAATTTTAATAAAGAATACTATAATCTTGAGTGGTTTAATGAGAAAGATGAAGTTGTTATAACTTATACGTTTAACAATGGGGTAGGATTTTGTGATATGTTTGAAATTAAAGATACAGGAGTAGGTATGTCTCCTGAAAGACTGAGAAACTGTTTAAATTTAGGATAAAGAAAGAATTTTTCGTATATTGTAATTATAAGTGGAAATTTAAGGAAAATAATGAAGTCCTAATAAAATTGGGTGAACTCAGGGAAAATCCAGAAGTGGACAATCCTGATCTAAGTATTAATCTAAATGGTTAATAAAAGAGCAACGACTAGATATTGAAACTTCTATAGAAGAATATAATATATCCAAGAGCGCCCAACAGTGTGATAAAGCACTGATGATATAGTCTGAACTATAGTATAACAAAATAAACTATAGATTTATAGGATAAAGAGCCTATAAGTTAACAAAATTGTTTCGACAAAAAGAAATACTAATAAAGGTGCATTAGGTGGTTATGGGTTAATAGCTAGCCCCCTTATACAGTAATGTATATTGAATAATTGGAAGAATTGCTGGAAAGCTAAGTAAAAAATAAGTATGGCAGGGTAGGAAATAATAATATATAAGTAATCTGCTAGTTAGTTTTCAGAGTTACTAACGAAGGAAAAATCCTACAATATATATAACAATTACTATAAAAACATTTTCCCTTAAATGTGGAAGAGAGTAGAAAATGAGGGTATATAGACAGGTGCTAATCTGAAGCATAATCCAATCTCATAGGTGCAACTCCTATTACTTATTTTTATATGCCAATCAGCAGCCGAGCTTTAGGGAAGACTAAAGAAGGTTCAGAGACTAAGGGCACTAAGGTGAACCTATAGAATCCAACATCCTATGTCTAGGATGATGATATAGTCCATGCTAGTAGAAATATTAGAAGAACATGTAGGAAATAAAAGCCCATTAGCAACAGGAATTGACTATTATATAGTAGAAACTTGTTATAATGGAATGAAGATGATAGCACATTGCTATAATCATAAAACAGATATGGTTATAGGTAAATTTAATGCTGCAAGTGAAGAAAATCCACTTTATACCTTTATAGATAAAGCAGGGAATGAAATTAGCTGGTATTACGAAAAGACTACTGAAAAAAATGGAACTAAAGTAAGTATTCCAGCTAAAAGAATAAATAGAGATAAATTTGTACAGGCTGTAAAAAGCCAACTTTTGTACTTTAGTCAAATTAGATTTATAGTTGTCAATGAAGACGGTTATAAAGAAGATGTGGACTTTAAAGCAAAGGTTTTACATAATAGTAGAAATATAGTTATTTCTAACAATAGCTATTATTCAAAACCGCATATTCTTATAGTTAAAGATTTTGATAGTTCAGAAGCTATCAGTTATGGATATGTGGATTTCAGAGAGATGGAGATGGAAGAATTATTTTCTAGTATAGGAATTAAAGCTACCATTAGATCTACTATGAGAGATGAAAAAACAGGAGAAGAAATTCTGTTACAAGAAGGTATTAGTGTTGTACCTTCTAGAGAGAGTATTATATGGGATGATCATACTAGAAATTACATCATTAATAAGTTTAAAGAAGTACAAGAAGAAGCTTCGGATATTGTAACTGAAAGTTTAAAAGAAGAAGATATATTACTTTGGATTGAAGCTGCTAATAATGCTTTAAATAATTCTGGTAGTAATCCTATCTTACATAGGCTTTCTAAAGTAATAGATAAAACTTCTATTAGTCCTATTTTTAATAATACAAAAATTAGGTTTAGCAGTAACCCCAGTAATTTCTTTGATGGGTTTGAAATAAGAAAAATTACTAAAACAAAAGACTGGAATACAGGTAAACTTAAATTAGAAAGAGAATCTGCAACTTTGTGGCCTCATTCTACAGATTGTATTTACTATAAAACAGGAGATACAGTTAGAGAAAAAGATTTTTACCTACTGGCTACTAGTGTTGGAACTAACGATTTTAATAAAGCTTTCTTTACTATTACTCCTATAGAATTAGATAAATTCTTAGAGGGTATAAAAATACCAGATTTTAAAAAAACTTTAAGTCCAGAAGAAACTGAAGCACTGAAAAATAAATATGAGAAAGAAAAAGTAGATAAAAGAGAGCTTCTTGTTAAGTACTTACAAGAATCTAAAAGGTTTAAAGTATATGAAGATGTAGAAGTACCTGAAGATTGGAGAAAGAAATTTGAAGAGGATGAAAATTTTGAAGTAGAGGCAGTAAAAAAAGCAAAGCAAGCTTCTCCAGCAGAGTTAAGAAAATTAGAAGAAAAAACAGTTTGCTACACTTTAAAAGATTTTGAGTATGCTAGAAATGATAAACCTAGGTACGAATGGAAGAAAAGAGAGCCTAAAATTGGAGATTTAGTAACTACTCAAAATATATATTATGGTTTAGGAGAAGAAGAATTAGAAATTAAAAAAGCATTTGCAATAGTAAATGTTAGTGCAGTAGAATCTAAACCCATTTTTTATAAAGTAGCAACAGGTAATAAAAAGCATTTTAAAGCTCAGAAATCAATTAATTCATTTTTTAAAAAGATTACATCAGATAATATAATAACTATGGCCCCAGAGCTTATAAATTGGTATACCGCTAAATTAATTCATAAAAAACGGTATAAATTTTCATTTCTTTCTAATTATAGAATTTTTAATGAAGATATGTTTAATGCTTACTCTCTTTTAACTCAATTTGAAGATACTTATTACTCAGCTTGTCTTGGTAAAACTAATGAGTTTAAAAATATAGAAGTTGAAAAAGATTTAAGTGAAATGTGTGATAAAGTATTAGAACTTGAATTATATAGTAAAGATCATACAGAAGAAGAAGTTAAAATAAAATCTGCTGAAATATTTACAGTTGAATATAAAAGCGGAAAAGCAGTAATTAATGAATATTATGACCTTTTACTAAAAGTAGAAGAGTATTGTGAAAGTATTTATCCATTATTCAATGAAGTTACATTTTTAATTTCTCAAATAGCAAATATAACCCCAGAACAGGAACATTTAGTAAAAGAAATAATAGAAGCTAAGCATTTACAAGATTATAAAATAGATAGTGTTTTACTAAATCCTGTTGTAATTTCAGTAGAAGATGAGTCAGAGCCAGAACAACAACCAGTGGCAGAACACTTTATTGAAGAATAAAGCAATAGGCACTCTTCCTCCTATTTTAACAGCATTACAATCTTCTAATTTTCAACAAATAGTAGCTGTTAAATCTCCTCTTACTAAAACTACTAGTAGATCCTTGCTACAAGAAATAAGTTGTAGGAGAAATTACCACATAAAAGGTTTATTAGGAGTTATAAGTCGTATAAGAAATATATCTAGATATAGTGTAAATCAAAATAACAATAATTTTTGTATATACACAAAAGAAGAACAAGAAACAATAAATAAAGCAGCTATTATTTTAGAGGATTTAAGAAAAGAGTTATCTAAAAATCTATATATAGCTTTAGAAGAAGCAGATCCTGATAATAAATATGTAAAAACTCCTAAAGTAAAAAAAGTAGTTGCTAATCCTTCTTGTACAGGTAAAGCAGATTGTGATTGCGTAAATTGTATACCATTCTAAAATATTGATAATAAAGTAGTTAACTTGGAGAAAGTCCTTCAGTCTAAGACCTCAGAAGTACATGGACGCATGAAAAATGATATTAGCAGTTCCTAACAAGTTAACTCTTTTTTTCGTATATTTGTAGAGTCAAAATAAATAAATAAATAAACCCAAATTTTAATGTTTACATACAGTAAAAATAATAATTTTATCACTGGGACTATTCACGGTGAAGTTTTTGGAATAAACTATAATGAAGAAACTTTTAAGGCTATGGAAGCTTTAGAGGTTGAGTTAATGGAAGCTGAAACTCCAGAAGAGGCTAAAGCTATTACAGAAAAGTTTAAAAAACTTACTGAAGAAGATCCTAAAGCCCAAAAAACTTCTGAAATTCATCCTGATATTTTTGTAAGTAATGAAGGTAATTTTTACCTTAAAACAGGAGGTAAAGTAACTTCTATGCCTATGCCTAAAGCTTTGGTAGGAAGAATTAAAGATAGTTTAGATAAAGGATTGGATGTAAGTCCTATTCTTAAATTCTGGATTAGATTCTTGAGAAATCATAAACTTAGAAATATCTGTACTGGAAAATCTTCTAGAGAGGTTTTTGCTGCTAAAGTATTTAACTACGTAGATATGGATTTTGTAAGTCATGAACAAGTTCAAAAATTAGTAGATGAAAAAGGATATACTCCAGAAGTAGCTGAACAACTTTGTACTGTTAAACAAGTTAAGATTACTAAAGAAGGCCTTCTTGCTACATATAAAGTATCTAAAGAAATTACCAAAAGATATAGACTTAATGATAAAGGTGAAAAAGAAACCTATGATGTCTATGATTGTGAGGTAGTTGGTATTGATGAAATTACTGGTCTTATGAAATACGCAGATAAAAAAACTTTGGCTAATGAAAGCAGGGTATTTGAACCTGCTGTAATGGCTAAGAGTGGAGATGAATTCTATTGCGGAGATACCAAAGGTCATATTATCAGAGTAGGACAAACTCATAGACTTGAAGATTGGAATTTTATTAACACTAATGATAATCAATCTTGTGTAAAAGGCCTTCACATTGGAGGTTTGGACTACATTAAAGGTTATCAAGGTGGAAATACTGAAACTCACAATGTTCTTGTAGATCCTGCTCATATAGGTGCAGTACCTGATGATCACACAGGAGCTATTAGATGTATGCAGTACTTTGTATTAGATGCATTTGGTGGAGTAAATGGTAGTTTGTACCATAGTTCTGCTTATGCTGCTAAAACTGATATTCAATGGGAAGAAGAAAAAGCTGAAATTCTTAAAGAATATGGAGAGTTTAAAGCAGAGCAAGAAAAAGAATTAGAGGAGATGAAATCTATCTAATTTTTAAACATAGTATAGTTAAAGGGAGGCAATTCGGCTTCCCTTTTTTATTTTAAAACTATGAAAAAACTACTACACTTTTTTGGAATACATTATTGGCAGTATTGGAATCAAAAATTACCTAAAAGAAAGTTGAAATTTGGTAGATATAAAAGAGACTGGTTAGTTCAAAGACAGTGTAATATTTGCCATAAACATCAATTACTAATTAAGGGAGAATTAAAAGAAAAAACTAAAATTTGGAAAGACATATGACAACAAATGAATTTAATTCTAAATATAAACAATTTATAGAACCTGGATTTGAAGATCAAGGATTAATGATAGAATTACCTAATGTAGTTATATTTTTAGATAATGTATTTGAAAGTATAACTAAAATTCCAGGATTTGAGTTTAGTCAAATTAAAACAAAATTTAAACAAGTTAGATTTTACTCTAATTTAAATAGTAATTTAGCAAGAACAATTGAAAGTAGAATTGAAGATTTAATATTAGAAAGTAAAACATGAATTACATTTATATAATAGCATTAACATACCTAGCTTATAGAATTATTAAAGCACCAGTTCCGCCTAGAAATCCAGAAGTGTGTAAACATCGTTGGAAATATAATTTTCCTAATATGCCTAGTAAAAGGATTTGTACAGTATGTAAACTAAGGCAAGCTAGAGATTGGGAAAAAGTTAATCTTGAAACTGAATTTAATGATCAATGGACTTTAGTGTTTAAAGATTCAAGAACAGATGAAGTATTAATTAAAACATGGTTTAACTAATGAAAAGAACACTGGCATTAGGAGATGTGCATGGAGCACATAAAGCCTTAAAACAAGTATTAGAAAAAAGTAGTTTTGATAAAGAAGAAGACCGACTTATATTCTTAGGAGATATAGTAGATGGATGGAGTGAATCTTATGAATGTGTAGAAGAGTTATTAACTATTAAAAATCTAATTACAATAAAAGGTAATCATTGTGACTGGTTTATAAAATGGATTAATACTGGAATACATCCTGATGGTTGGAGGCAGGGTGGTTATACTACTCTTCAATCCTATTGTAAACACCTAGACAAAGATTGTGTAAATACATTATTTGATAATTGGACTACTAATCTATTAAGGACAGATTTACCTAGAAAGCATATAGAATTCTTTATGAATATGCAAGATTTTTATATTCAAGATAATAAATGTTTTGTACATGGAGGATTTGATAGAATGGGATCTATATATACCCAATCTTCAGAATTTATTTATTATTGGGATAGAGAGTTATGGAGAAAAGCTCAATCTTGTGTAATAGGTCAAAAATTACAAACTATAGACCAATTTGATGAGATATTCATAGGGCATACTACTACAGAGAGTTCTTACCCTGATTTAAAACCTGTAAATTGTGGTAGAGTTTGGAATTTGGATCAAGGGGCAGGTTGGGGAGGAAAATTAACTCTCATGGATGTAAATACTAAAGAATACTGGCAATCAGATATAGTATCTACATTATATCCAGATGAAAAAGGAAAGAGGTAATATGAACTTTAATCAATGTATAAAATGTGGTAAATTCATAGGTTTTAAGTACTATGAACAAGATAAGATAATAGTTCATTTTACTCCTGATAATGAATTTAGCCCTGAAGTAATTGAATGTGAACATAAAGACTGTAAAAATATATGAAATACATAACAATTTTATACCTAAGCTTATTTACTCTTTACTTTGGTAATAGAGTTACAATAGAACCTTCTAGATATACTAAAATAGCAAATAGAAGATTTTATATTCCAGGTGAAAGACATTATAAATTACAAGAATTTAACTGGTGTGAAACTAAAAAAAGACTTTATGCTTTATACCCTATAAATAAAGTACATAGTTACCCTATAAGACAACCTAAAACTAAAATTAAAATAGATGGATAAAATACCAACTGCAAAAGAATACTTTGAAGAAGAGTTATCTGGAGAACCATTGACTGAGACATCTGTTATAGAAGGTTTATTAAAATTTGCTAAACTTCACGTAAAAGCAGCATTAGAAACTGCTGCTGAACAAGTTGATAAACATATATTATGTTCTGAAAAAATGATATTAGGTTCTTATCCTTTAACAAATATAAAATAAACATGTATAAAGTAACTTATAGAAACACAGCTGGTTCTACATCTACCAGATACACTAAAACTGTAGATTATTCTATAGATAAATTAGTAGGAGATACTGGTGATATATGTAATTCTAATGATATAATTGATATAGAAAAAATACAAAAATAATGAATTATCAAATTATAAAAGATAAGCATTTATTAGAAAATTTTATTGAATGGTTACCTAAACTAGGCCCAGATGAATGTTTTTATGGGTGTTTATTTGCAAGATCAAAATATGCTAAAAACATAGATGGTTCAAACAAATTTCCACATATTAAAACTGACAAAGCTCAATTAAAAAGATTTACTGTTTCTAAAGTAGAGTATCTATACGATAAATTAAAGCAGTTAGAAGTGGAAATAGGGGCTTTTAAAACTAAAGATGGTTTAGATATACCTCAAGAATCTTTAGCCTGCTATTTGACTCCTAATCCAAGAAATCAAAAAATGGCTTTATTTGATTTAAGTAAAAGACTATTGCAAATTCTACAATCTGATGGTCATAATTACAATATCCATCAAGAAGCTTTATCTGCAATCCAAAGAAGTAAATCTAGAACTGTATATGTAGATTTTGATATAGATTCTGAAGATGATGAAGGATTTAAAAGAGATGTAGAATTTGTTAAATCTCAAATTAACTCTGAAGCTTGTACTTGGTTAAAAACTAGAGGAGGAGCTCATTTGTTAATAGATCCTACTAAAGTTGATCCAAATTACAAAAACATTTGGTATAAAGCTATTAAAGGTCTACAAGCAGTGGATTCAGATTCTGGTAACGATACTATGATCCCTATTCCTGGTACTTATCAGGGAGGATTTACACCTCATTTTACTCGATTTTAAACAATGTATGTCACTAAAAAAGAACTATTATTTAGATTCTGAACCAAAATCTAAAAAAAACATCCCTAAAGAAGCTACTTTACTTGGTACTAACAATTTTATGACTAATACCAAAGGTAAAATAGTTTGGAAATATGAAGAATTTTATACATTAAAAAACAAAAAAATATGAATAATCCAATAGATTATATTAAAAATTGGAGAGAGAGTTTTGGATTACCAGTTAGAACTGAAACTCAAATTCCATCTAAAGAAGAAATGAAATTAGCTTTAAGTCTTATAGCTGAAGAGTTAGAAGAATTAGATGATGCTATAATGGGAGATTGGCATACAGAAGCTATTAAATTAAATGAAGTAGCAGATGCTATAGGAGATCTTTATTTTGTAGTATCTCAAATGGCTTTTATATTTGGATTTAAACCCGAAGAACTTATTAAAACAGTTTATGAATCTAATATGTCTAAACTAGATGATAATGAAGAAGCTGCTTTTGATACTATAGATAGATATGCAGAGAAAAATATAAATGTTTATTCTGAAGAATTACCTAATGGAAAATACATTATCAAGAGAGTATCTGATAATAAAGTACAGAAAGGCAATAATTTCTTTGAACCTAAATGGACTTATGATAAAACAAGAAACACAGAAGAAACTAAGTGAGTTTGCTAGATATGCTTTTGAAAATAATACTACTAAGTATAACATTTTAAAGGCAGTAGAAGAACTTAATGAGTTATCTACTAGACTTATGCAGAATTATAATAAACCTCATAAAGCTGACGCTCAAGCTACTATAGAAGAGATAGGAGATGTAATTATTAGAATTGAAGTTCTGAAAAAAATATTTCCTATTAATTCTATAGAAGATAGAATAGAGTATAAACTAGGTAAATTTGAATCTTATAAAAGTAAATACGAGAATATATGAATGAAGAAAAAGGAATCAGATATGACCAGGGAAAATTAAGATATGACTTAGTACAGCCTTGGGCCCATGAACAAATGATTAAAATTTTGACTGCTGGTAGTATTAAATATGCTCCACGTAACTGGGAAAAAGGAATGGCTTGGAGTAAAGTAATTGCCTCTTTAAAAAGGCATTTAGCAGAAATTGAAAAAGGAGAAGATTATGACTTAGAAACAGGAGAATTACATGCAGCTCATTTAGCTTGCAATGCACATTTTCTAACAGCTTATTATAAAATTTATCCTCAAGGTGATGATAGACCTCACACTTATTTAAACCCTGTTAAAATAGGTTTAGATATAGACGGAGTTATAGCTGATTTTCACACTCATTTCTGCAATTATATTGATATTCCAGTCTATGATCCTATCCATTGGAATGATCCTATTATAAGAGCTAGATTTGAAGAGGTAAAAATTCAAGATAAATTTTGGTCTACAATGCCTAAATTATCTGGAGATTTATCTTTTGAACCACATGCTTATATAACTTCTAGGTCTATAGATATTAAACTTACTCAAAAATGGTTAGATGATAATGGATTTCCTACAGCACCTTTGTATTGTGTAGGGCATAATCAATCTAAGGTAGAAGTAGCTAAAGAATCAGGAGTAGAAATCTTTGTAGATGACAAATATGAGAATTTTATAGAACTGAATAGTGCAGGAATATGCTGCTTTTTATTTGATGCTTCTCATAATCAAAAATATAATGTAGGTTTTAAACGTATTAAAACTTTGAAAGAAATAATAATTTAAAATTGTAAAAGAGTCTAAAGGTTTACTACAAGTAATTTATGAAGATGGTAAATTTTATAACCAAACTACATTAACAGAAATTCGTGAAAGACTAAATGTTATTATCTAACTTTCTTATCTTCTGAGAATATCCAATCTACAGTAGATCTAAGACCATTTAATCCAACAATTAATTTTGTACTATAATAACCTGGGGGAGTTCTATCGGTCATATCTTGACCCTTAGAATTCTGCCCTGTTATTATATCATAGCCTTCATCAAATCCATTTGTTACAACTCCTGTAATATTTTGGCCTAAACTTAAAAGTCCAATTGGTCTAGATAATAAATCACTAATAGAAGTAGGAGTCCAGAAATAAGTTAACTCACTTAAACTCTTATTTAGAATTTTATTAGCCTGCCTCATTGCATAGTTATTCTTATGGCTATAGAAATCATCTTCATCATCTGATCCTAAGAGTAAAACTACTGCAAAGAAACTTAAAATAGCTCTTAGTTCAAATACAGCAGCTCTCATTTGGCCTTCCTGCATTCTTTCAAATTCCTCTTTAGTTACATTTTCAGCTGCTACTGGATTTTTATATTTCCAAGCTTTAAACTGAGCTTCTGACAACTCGTTATTAACTCTTTTACCATCTTTATATAAAGCCTTTTTAGCAATGCCATATGTCATTATATCAATAGATAATAATCCAGCGCGGGATATTATTTTTTTTAGATTTCTCTGTCCTTTAGGAGCTATCCATTTAGTTAAAGCAGTATATCTAGGCATGTCTAAAGTGTCTGTAATTTCATCATAAGTGATTTTACCAACTCTTTCTCCTACTACACCTGGCATCCAGGATTTAAACATCATTAAATTTTGCCACAATAAACTAGTTTGAGCAGCATAAATATTATCTTCATTAATAGTACCTGTAACTCTATAAAAAGCTTGTTTAGTAATAGTTCTAAAAGACTCTAAAATTCTCATAGATTCTTCTAAAGATTTACCTTCAAGTTGTCCTGTCTCTAAGTCTAAGCTATCTGCTAAAGATTTAGTTCCTTCTGGTAAATTGATTAATCTTCTGAGCTGCCCTTCTGCATTTAATCCATAATTTAAAGACATTGCATAAGCCATGTCATCTTTATGAAATTGATCACCTACTCTAAAAGGACTAAACATCATTCTACTATCAACTAATTTTCTAATCCCTTTAATAAAATGTTTACCAGAAGCTCTACTAACTAAATCTTCATTTGTAGCATCAAGTATTGAAGTAATAGTTAGCCATTTTTGTCTATTAGAAACTCTATCTTTAACAGATTTATCGAATTGTTCAGTAGTGAAATAACTCTCTTTCTTTTTAATAGCGTTTATAGCAATTCTAGAAGCTCCAAAAGCTCCTAATGCTGTATTTATTCTAAGTCCTAAAGCAGATAACCTAGTCCACTTCATAGCAGCTTTAATAACTTTAGTAGCATTAACATTAGTACCTGGAATATTACCAATGTTTGTAGTAGTAATTCCATATACTAAATAATCTACATGGGTATTAAATAAGTTGACTAATTCTTGCGCTGATTTTACTACTTTATCTCCAGCGTAGTCAATTCTAGGATTACCATTATCATCTAGTACTAATTCTTTAACTGAGTCTGTTAAAACCTCTCTAATAGAATTTGCATATATTTCTAAATCTGAAGCGTGTTTATAATTTATAGCCATCTTAGCAAACAATGCTAAACTTTCTGCATAGTTATAAGATTTTTCATCATCTGCTAATTTACTAATGAAAAATTTAGGGACTTCTTTTACAGGTTCCCCATTGGCGTAAGTACCTAAAAAGACATCATCTTCTCTTAAAGTAAAACTTGCAGTAAATGAATCCCATAATTTACCTAGCTGGGTTGGATTTTCTAAAAATTTATCTACAATAGTCTTTCTAACATTAGGATAAAAATTATCAGGCATATCTCCATAGTGCATACCCAACATTTCTCTAAAATCATTAGTGTATTCATTTTTAAAATCTAACCAAGCTTTAAACTCAGGTATAGATAGTATATATTCCAATTTAGGGTTTAAGTATTTGGCTTGAAATTCAGGTTTAGGTTTAATCCACTTATTACGTCCTGCACTTTTAAAAAAGGCGTGGTCATATTTAAGAATGTTATTATCTAATTCCCAATTTACAAGATCCTTTTGAACCTGTTCTTCATTAGAACCATGTTTAAGTCTAGTATTTGCTTCAAATTTTAATAACCTTCTTTCATAATCTGCTTTAAACTCTTCTTCTCTAAATACATAAGGTGCATCAGGATGATCTCCAACTAATTTTTCAGTCTTTTTATCCTTATTAGCTATAGCCCATTGTTGATTTCTTATTTCTTTTCCTTCTTCGGATAAGTTATCTAAGTAGTTTCCATTTTCTATAAACACTTCTTTAAAACTTCTGCCTACTTCTTTTAACTTAACTTCCATTTGGTTTTGAATATCAGTCAGTTTATTTAAAAACTGTCTTAATTCTACAGATTTAGCTTCAGAACTTTCTCTAGATTTTTTATAAAAAGCTTTGATTAATGGATTGTCAATCCTATTTAATCTAGTAAAAAGACGGCTAATAGCTTTTACAGGAGCAAAAGGTTTAAACTGACCAGTAGATTCATCAATGTAAGAAGAATCAATTTCAGCTCCAGCTATTCTAAGATTAACTTCCCTAAGTCTATTTAAAATAATTTTAGACCTTTTTTCTAGTCCAGCTACAATATCAAATAACTGTTCAGAATTATTAGTTAATCCTAATTGCTGTTGAATATCTTCTAATGTAAAATACTTTAAAGTGTCTACATAATCTTTTAGTGTGTCAGTATATTGGTTAATAAGAGCCAAAGCTTCTTGAGGCTCCATTTCATCAAAGGTTTCTTTTCTTAATTGTGTTTCAATTTCAGGAATAACTATTTTAAGAACGTGATCAACTATAAAATTAAAGTCTCCAGAACTAGTGAATTGTTTAATTGAGTTTTTTAAATCTGCAACTTCAGCTACAAGCCTATCTTTTACTTCTTGTTTTTTCTCAAGTCTAATTTTATCTTCAAGCTTTCTTATTTTATCATGTTGGGTTTTAAGAAATTTATCTACTCCAGCTATACCTAATTTATCATAAGAGTTATTAATAGCTTTTACTATAGTTTCTTTTTCATCTGTTTCATACCCAGTTATACTATGTATAGTAGCTGTTTTTTTATCTTCTGATACATTTATAAATTTAACTTTAATAGGTACTACTAAAGCTTTAACTATTTCATCTATACCATAATCTTCTTTAAGAATTCTCTTATAGTCAATAAGCTGTCCTTGATATTGGTCTGCTAATTGGGCATAAGTCTTTTTACCTTCATAAGATTTATAATCGTAGATCATACCTGTTTTATTAGAAAATAAAAACAGTACATCTATCTTACCTGCTATAGATCTAGGGCCAGAACCAATTCTTTGTTCTAAAAGCATTTCAAATTTATCATTAGTACCTAATTGCTTATTGATCATATTCTGATGCATAGTAGCTTCATATATTCTATCTTTAGCAATAGTTACTAACTCTTTAAACACTTCTTTATTTATAGGGCCAGCATGTCTAGCATAAACTTCTGTTACATCTCCTCCATCATAAATAGTTTGAAGTAGATCATGTAATGCAGCATGAATTTGGTCTCCAGAAATAGTGTGGTAATTTTTATCTTTAGGTTTAGATTTACCACTACGATTATTCCTATCACTTACCCTATCTTTAAATACAGAATTTTCATCAACTCCAACTTGAACTTTAATTACTTTACCTTCTTCATTTTTTACTTCAAAGTAATTGTCAATTATAGGGCTTAGATTTCTAATAACTTGGGCAATTTGCTTATAATCCATTCCAGGATGTATATATGCAATAACTTCCTGATTTCTAATAGCATTAGCTACATATTCTTTTGGTAAATCTTCTATTACACAACCCATTTTATTCTGTTTATAATTGACAACTTAATTTCCATCTTCCACTTCTAACTTGTTCAGCTAAGAAATTTAAACCTCCAGCATCTATATATTCAAATTCTTTCATAGACCCTCTTAACATTTCTTTAATTTCATCTATGGTAGAAGTATTTAAACTTATATCAGAATCAATAGATACTTTATCTAATTCTTTCTGATTAATAGCTTTAATTTGGTACTGATTCAAAGTAGTTTTAGCTTTAGTTTTAACAGTCTTTTTATTGTAATATTTATACTTTCCAGTTTTAGACAAATATACATCATCTAATTCAGTTAATCTAGAGTTAGCTTGTATTAATTCAGTTCCATAATCTTTAATATTAGCATTTAAAATATCTAGAGCCGCTAATTTAAAAGGTTCTTTGTAAATACCAGCTACAAATTTACCTAAAAATCTCATTAAACTATCCCACCAAACTTGAAGGGCTGAATCTTTAGACTTCTTTTCAACTAATTCTTTAAGATTATTTCTAAGAACTTTACCTATAGCTTCAAATCTAATTTCTTTTTCTTCAGTTAATTCTGGATAATCTTTCTTAACTTCTTCATATTCAGCATATTGAGTAACTCTTTTTTCCATAGCTTTATATAGAGGATGTTCAAATCCTAACATGGCTGTGAAAATGTGTGCTACTTCCTCTGCCCTATTATCAAATGTATCTCTACCTGAGACTATGTTAATAACCTTTTGAATACCTTTTGCAGTTTTAATAGTTCTAGCTTCTGCACTAAGACTAGGATTAATATTACCCTCTCTATCCTTCAAATAAGGCACTAAGTTAACATCAATATTAGCAGCTTCTATAAACTTATCTAAAGATTTATTAAGGTCTTTATCTTGCGGGATTTCAAGTTCTTCGGATTTAGAAACATTGTTAGATCTAGTGTTTTTAGATTTAACTTCAATAGGATCATACATGTTCTCATTTTCAAGTGAAAATAAACCGCTATTAGTAACAGATTTAGCTTGAATAGGTTCAAAGAAAATTACATGAGTTTCACCATTTTTATGAGAAAATCCAGCTCCGGTACTTCCACCCCTAGTCATGTGTACCATACCATCAATTCCTATTTGATATAATCTAGCTGATACTTCTTTATCAGTTAAATGTAATTGATCTCTAATAAATCTGTAAATATCTTTACCTGTTCTACCGTATCCTATATTTATCTTAAATTCTTTTTCTATATCATTTTTATTTTCAGCAGTTGTAGATCTGTTTGTATAAAGAGGATTAGTTAAACTTATGTATAAAGCTTTAGTTTCAGTTAATCCTAACAAACTTAATAATTTTGTTTGATAAGCTTGAGATTCAGGATCTATAGATGCTCCCATTAACATAGCTATAATACTATCTTCATTAACTTCTTGTTTTAATTTATTCAATAATTCTAATAAATCGTTATTTTTTTCTTCTAATAACTTTCTGAACAATTTGGTAGCTGCCTTTGCAGTATCTCTATAATTATCAGCAGTAGGTTTAAAATTAGTAGTATAAAAACCAGCTCCATGAACCATTGCTCCTTCACCAGTTAAGAAATAGTCTTTAGAAAATTTATCAAATGTAGTACCACTACCATGATAAAATATTATAGGCTCTGCATTACTATCTAGTAAAATAGATTGTTTAGAATAAGCCCCTTCAATACTATTAATAATTATAGTAGGTAAATCTTTTCTTGATTTTATATTACCATAAAACTTTTTAAAGTTTTCAGAGAAAGTTAAGAAATAAGCTGTTATAGCCTTTTCTTTATTTTTATTAAAATAAGTAAGTAAATCTTTATAAGTAGAACTATTTTCATAATCAACATTATTAGCTTTAAAATAATTTAAGGCTACTTGATATAAATTTTTATTCCAATAAGTTTCAATTTCACCATATTTTTTTACATTTTCTTTACTATCATATATATCGCTTCTTTTAGATTGTATAAAATCAAAATTGTAATGTCTTTGGCCTACTACATCTAGGTATTGATTACCTTGAACTGTATATAAAGAATTATTAAACAAATCTCCATATTCATTCATATCTTCACTAGTCCATGTATTATTTTCTATTTTTTTAGATAATTCTTCAAGTCTATTTTGAGTTTGGTTATTAACTATAGTCCAATCTCTTTGAAAAGGAGAAAATCCTGCTAAATCAGTAAGGTGTTTTTTACTACCTATTCTTATTTTAGCATCAAAAATATTTTTCCAATACAAATATTTGTTACCATTTATTACTACTATTTTATTAGAATCAGATTCTAATTGGCTAGTAGGCATAAAAAAGTCTACTTTAACATCGTCTATATTAACAGATAATGTTACACTTCTATTTCCCATAACTCCAGAGTAAGGAGTTGTAAATATAGTTTGAGGATAGAGTTTAACAAGTTCTTTAATAAAAGTATCTTTTATAGCATAAGGCATAAAGTAATCCAAATCATTAATGGATTCTCTTGATAAAGTACCTTGTTGATTTAAGGCATAACTACCACTAGTAATAGCTCCTAATTTTGTTAAATTATCATGAACTTCTTTGTACTTACCGGATAATTCAATTTTAGTATAGTTATTTGAATTAGAAAGATTAAATAATCTAGTGTTATTATTTATTACATCATTAGCAATTTGATTAAAAATATTTTCTACAGTTCCTCTTTTGTAAGATTTAAAGAATTTTCTTATTATCTCTGACCACCATTTTTTTATTTTTAAAACTAAGTATTCAATTTTATTTTTAGCATTTACATCAGTAGATATAGCTTTATTATCAGTTTCTAAAACTTCATGATGC